GAGGAGGAGGTGCGAGATGGTAATGAAGGCCGGGTACTGGGTCGACCTGCAGTCAGTGAAGCTTGACGACTCGATGAGCACCTGGATCCAGGCCATGCCGCTGGGCGAGTATGAGCACCCAGTACATGGGACCATTTCGATCACGCCAGATCGCGTCAAGCGCTTCGCTGCCAACGTCGTCTCAAAGGTGCGCGAGCAGGATCTGGACATCGACTACGACCACAAGGCACAGACCGGCGAGGCCGCTGGATGGATTCGCGATGCTCAGGCTCGCAGCGACGGCCTCTGGGTTCTTGTCGAGTGGACCAAGGACGCCTACAGCAAGATCAAGAACAAGGCGTACCGATACTTCTCGCCCGAGTTCGTCGACGAGTGGGAGCACCCGAAGACGCGGCAGAAGTTCCAGGACGTCCTCTTCGGAGGCGGTATCACCAATCGTCCTTTCCTCAAGGACATTCTTCCTATCAACATGTCGGAGCTCGACGCCGTCGCGCACGACGAACGACCTGCCGAAGGAGGCAGCATGGACCCCAAGGAGCTTCGCAAGCTTCTGGGTCTTCCGGAGGACGCGACCGACGAGCAGGTCAACACCAAGCTCGCTGACGCGCTCAAGCCGAAGGACCCAACGGACGACAAGACCGACCCGCCGGAGACCAAGCCGGAGGTCAAGACGGAGCCCACGACGGAGCCCACCAAGGTGGCTGCTACCGAGTCTGGTGCCGACATCATCAAGCTGGCTGAGAACTCCAACGATCCTATCGTCAAGGAGCTCGCACGTCAGCTGTCCGAGACTCGTCAGCAGGCGATCGAGAGCGCAGTCGCGCTTCGCCTGGCCGAGACGAACGGCCGAATCGTGCAGCTGTCCGAGACCGCGAAGGCGAAGAAGGTCGACTTCCCGCCCTCGGTCAAGGAGCTGCTCACCAAGTCGCTGAACGAGCTGCCCAAGGCTCAGGCCGACAACGTCTACGCAGCGTTCCAGAAGCTGGCGGAGACGGGCTTCGTTCAGCTGGGCGAGCTCGCTCGTACCTCGGAGCTCCCGGGTGCGGACGCCGTCAAGCGCTTCACGGACGAGATCGCTCGCGTCCAGAAGACCGACAACCTCGGCTACGCCGACGCTGTCAGCAAGATCACCAGCGAGCAGCCTCAGCTGTTCGAGGAGTACCGCCAGGCCAGCTTCGCCGGCGTCGAGTGAGAAGGGAGTACCAACATGGGTTCCGGACCGAACTACGTCCTCGACAAGGGCTTCCTTGCCACGGGCGGCTCGGTGGCGTACAACCTGGGAGAGCTGGTCAAGCAGGCAACGACCAACTTCTCGGGTGACAGCGTCGCCAAGGCCACAGCAGGCACTGACGATGTGCTCGGTGTGTGCCAGGAGAACGTGGATGCCACGAAGGTGGCGACCGGCAAGGTCGTCGTCGACATCCGCCTCCTCGGCATCTCGCGCGTCATCGCTGGCGCTGCCATCGCGATGGGTGACCGACTGGTGTCGGATGCCTCTTCGCGTGCAGTGCCTTCAGCGCGCGCTGCAGCGGGTGCACAGCCAGCTCGTGTCTTCGGGCGAGCACTGAACGCGGCAACCGCTGCGGGTCAGCACATCGACGTCCTGCTCACGCCGGGCGCTACCTACTGATAGGGAGGTGAACTGAACATGGCAGTCTACAGTCCGACAGGCTCGGGACAGGTCCACATCGATCAGGTTCTTACTCAGATCAGTGTCGACTGGCCGAACGCAGGACTCGTTGGCGACGCCCTCTTCCCTACGGTGACGGTGCGCAAGCAGTCCGACAAGTACTACGTGTTCGGCCGGGAGGCTTGGGTTGCTGAGGCTGGCGACCTTCGTGCTCCGGGTACCGAGGCGAACGAGATTCCTGGATTCCAGGTCTCGACCGACACGTACTACGCTCAGGAGCACTCGCTCCAGATGGCTGTGACGGATGAGGAGCGTGAGAACGTCGACAACGCGTTCTCTCCTGACCGTGACGCCACCGAGCTGGTCACGAGCAAGATCGCCCTCGGCCGCGAGCTGGCGATGAAGAACATGGTCACCAACACGGCCAACTACGCCACTGGGCTCAGCACGACGCTCAGTGGTACCGCTCAGTGGAGTGACTACGCGAACTCCAACCCGATCCTGGACTTCAGGGCTGGCGTTCGTGCGATTCACGCCAAGGTGTTCATGGAGCCCAACCTCGCCGTCATCCCCTACCTGGTGATGTCGACGCTGGAGGACCACCCGGACATCATCGAGCGCATCAAGTACTCGGAGCGTGCGATTCTGACGCCCGAGATCATCGCAGCTGTGCTGGGTCTGCAGCGAGTGATCGTGCCTGGCGTCGCCTACGGCACTGTCACTGCTGGTCAGGCTTCTGGCATCGCCGGCAACGCTGTCACTGCGAGCTACCTGTGGGGCAAGGATGTCGTGCTTGCCTGGGTGCCTCCGCGTGCTGGTCTTCGCACGCCTGCCTTCGCGTACGAGTTCGTCTGGGGCTACGGTGGTACGCAGCCTCAGGTCACGGACCGCTGGCGCGAGGACAAGCGCAAGAGCGACCTCATCCGGGTGTCTCGCCGCTACGACCTCAAGATGGTCGGCGTCGAGATCAACCCAGCCTCTGGTGACTTCGGCAAGTCCGTCACCGGGTACCTCATGAAGAACGTCATCGCCTGAGAGGGGTGAAGAACATGGCTACTGTTGCACTGACTCGCATCGTCTACGGCAAGGACGATGGTGAGCGAGTCGTCATCGAGGAGGGCGAGACCGTCAAGGGTCTGCCGAAGGAGACGCTCGACGAGCTCCGTGAGGCTGGAGCTATCGGCTCTCCGCCTGAGGCCGCGAGCGGTCTGGTCGACGAGCGTGACGCTCTGCAGGCTCGAGTCGAAGAGCTGGAGGCTCAGCTGGAGGCTGCGAAGAAGGATGACGGCAAGGAGCCGGAGCCCGGGCATCCTGCTACCGGTGGTAGCGACACTGCAGGTGCCGACGCCAAGAAGTAACGGGAGGAGGTGGAAGTAGTCATGGTGTACATCGAGGTCGCAGAGGCGCAGGCTTGGGCTGAGCAGTCCAAGTTGAACATTCTGGACATCGATGCTGACCTCGAGGCCAGCGTTTCGACGCAGGTTCTCGCACGACTCGCGGCGTCATACGACACTACGGTCTGGACTACTTCCACCTCTACCCCTTCGCTCGTTCGCAAGATCATTGCAATGCAGTACGTCAGTTGGCAGATCAGTCGTGCCTACGCTGCTGACGCAGGCGAGAATGACTACGCCCTCCGACTTCTTGGAATGTCCGAGACGCTGATCGATGGCATCATCTCTGGTGCTATCCCGCTCACGGACCTTGTTAGTGGTCAGACGACGTTTGACACATCGCCTGCGTTCTACCCCACAGACACCTCTTCTGCCATGTCGCCTACGGCTGATGACAGGAGTCTGGGGGGACCGGTCTTCACGATGGGAGTGATCTGGTAATGGTCACTACCGACGTGCCTGGAAGCAGTGCAACGTACCGCGCTGTCATCGGCAAGCTGGGAATGCGCAGTGGTCTGACACCTGCAAGTGTCGGTGTCTCGATGACCTTCGTTCCCTCCATCGCTATCACAGCAGCACGCATCGACAAGCTCGGGATGGACATTCGTTCCTTTCGCGAGCCGCTAACGCGTTCGGTGAAGCGAGTGATGGGTCCGAGCTTCCGGAAGAACTTCGATGCTGGCGGACGCCCTGATTCCTGGGAGCCTCTCTCAGACGCAACTCTCGAAGTCAGACAGCGTCTCGGTCGGAATGGCTCAGGCATCCTCGTTCTCACTGGTGCACTTCGTCGCGTCATGGGACAGCTCAACATCTGGCGCATCACTCGCACCAGTGCCCTCATCCTCGATCTGCCTCAGTCTGTCTGGTACGGTGCAATCCACCAGGCAGGCTACGATGGTGGGTCGATGTCTGCTCGCATCAAGCAGCATGGCGGAGATGCTAGCGCAGCGTTCCGCAGCATCATCGATGAGCAGAAGAACGCGATGCGCACTGGTACGACCATCAAGACGGCTGGAGCTGCAGCTATCCCTGCTCGTCCCTTCGCTCTGTTTCAGGATGAGGATGAGGACGACATCACTGAGGTGTTCCTGGAGTGGCTGCAGGAACGCATTGCGAAGACTTGGGGTACTCTCTGATGGCTGAGCTCACGGGGTCCCTCAAGGCTATCGCGGACTACTACTTCACGCTCATGACCGACAACATGAGCGGTCTGGGTCTGCAGGCTGTGTACTACGGTGATCAGGACAACGTTCCTGTGAGCCCCGTAGTGTGTGTTGAGCCTGACACCAAGAGTCGTACACTCGCACGTATCGGAAGAGGTACGGATGTCGAGTTCAGCCTCTTCCTACTTCTGTACGGTTCTTCGATACGCGACCCACAGGCTAATCGGTCAGATATCGATGCTCTGGCAGAAGCTGTCGAGTCGCTAGTGCATCAGAACGAACGACTTGGAGGGCTTGCAGTCACCTCGCTGGTGTCGCGTGTAGAGTCTGGGTATGCAACCAAGGCGAACGCCATCATGCGAGCGAGCAGGCTTACCGTAGAGGTCCACAGCCAGGAACGGCTCCCCACAGAGATATAGGAGGTGCTTGATGAAGGGATATGACGTCACAGTCGACCTGCCCAACCTCCCGAAGGGGGCTGAGGTCCAGGTGAACGGCTTGGGTATCCTGCGCAATGGTGAGACTGCATTCGTCACTCAGGCGCAGGCAGACCACTGGCGCGAGATGAACGCTACTCTCGCGCACGAGTACGATGACAAGGGTCAGCTCGTGACCAAGACGGTCAAGAGTCGTACTCTCGCACAGACGCTTGGCAAGGTGCGAGGCTTTGAGGTCGTCAAGGCCGAAGCACCTGAACTCGACTCCAGCACCGTCGAGGGTCCCCAGACAGAGATCGACACTCAGGAGCAGTTGCCTCTTGACGAGCAGAAGGACGATGGAGGTGACGAGTAATGACTGTTGGCATCGGCGCTGGTGGCATCATCGGCGTTGCTCTGGAGACAGTCGCAGGCACGTATGAGGCGCCTACGAAGTTCGTCCCAGTGGAATCCGAGTCGCTGCAGTACCAGCAGGACACACAGCTTCGACGGCCCATCAGGCAGTCCGCCGACATCATCGGCGCTGTGGCTGGCAACGCTCACATCGAGGGCGACGTGGGCATGGAGGCACTGGAAGACTGCATCGTCTACTTCCTGCACGCTGCCCGCGTCACCATCGCCAAGACGGGTGCTGATCCCGACTTCACCTACACCTTCACGCCCAACGCCAACGCTACGCCCTCGAAGACGATGTCCATCACCATCGTCCGCAACGGCATCACGTTCGGCTACACGGGCTGTGTGGTGTCCTCGTTCACGATCTCGATCTCGGACGGCATGCTGAAGTTCTCGGCAAGCATCCAGGGTCTCGACGAGAACACGGAGACGGCTCCTACACCCACTTGGCCTACTACTGTTCCGTTCGCTGCAGGTCAGTACAGCCTGCAGATCCCGACGGCATCCCAGATCTTCGATGCGGACACCTTCGAGTTCCAGGTCGAGGACAATGCCGAGGTCCAGTACAGGCTCAAGAGCACTGGGCGTGGTGGCTCGTTCGTCTCCTTCGGCGAGCGGAACGTCACCGTGTCCACCGAGCGCGACTTCCAGGACCGTACCGAGTACGACCTGTACAAGTCCGTCACGAGTGGCTCGCTGACGCTGCTTGCATCGAAGGGTGCAGCCAACTCGGTTCAGATCGATGTGCCTGCCACGATCAAGAACTCCTACGAGGTCGCTCTGGGTGGTCAGGGTGACTTGATTCGTGGGTCTGTCTCTTACCAGGGTGTGATCGATGGCACTGGTAAGAGCTACCAGATCACCGTGAAGTGCCAGGAGAACATCATCTAGTTCTCGAGGTGGGGTGTTCGACGTCTCTTTCGAAGTCTAGGTCCTGAGACCTCTATTAGACAGACGAACACCTCACCCCGAGCCCCTACTAACGGGGTAAGTTTAGACGCGAGTCTAAACGCGCACAACAGGTCAGACAGTCCACAGGGCAGACTCTGAGGGAGAGTACAATGCCACGAGCAACAGTGAATCTGCAGACAACCGAACGTCACGATCTCAAGACCCTACCTGAGGGCTGGGTGGAGCTTCGTCGACTGACGTACGGTCAGATGGTGCAGCGTCGTGCGATGATGAAGCTGTCCGTCGAGGCGGGCGGACGCAACAAGGACTTCAAGGGTGAGCTGGCTATGGCATCCGAGGAGATCACCCGCTTCGAGTTCGCACATGCGATCATCGATCACAACCTGGAAGATGAGTCCGGCCGCAAGCTCAACCTCGGGTCCCCTGTGGACTTTTCTGCACTGGACCCCCGGGTTGGGACGGAGATCGAGACCCTCATCACCGACATGAACAACTTCGACGACGAGTCGGACCCTCAGGAGGTCTAGCAGGCAGGATCCGGGCTTCGGTAGTGTTGACAAAAGAACCAGATGCAGAGGTCAGATACGCGGTCGAATTGTACGCACTGTGCAAGGAGTTCCACGTACTACCGAGGCCCGGAGGCTTGCTAGACCAGGACTACTACGAAGTGCAGCTACTGAGTCGAGTAGCTGAAGCGTTCGAAGAGAAGCAAAAGCTTGAGGCGGATAGGCAGAAGGCTCAGATGCCTAAGCGGCCTCACATGTAGAGGGAGGGTACAGCGTGCCACTCAACACACGCGAGCTGTACTTGGTCCTTCGTGCTCGCGACGAGGCATCTCGAGTCATGGGTAACATGGCGCACACCATGCGCACCATGGATCGAGATGCTGTTCGTGCTGCTCAGTCACAGATGGCTAAGGGTCGGGCACTGGCGACTCTTGGTGTCGGCCTTGCTATCGCAGGTGCTGCTGGTCTTGCCTTCTTCAAGAACGCTACCGACGCTGCCATTGAGTACAACAGGCAGGCTGCGCTGACGAAGACGCAGGCTGATCAGGTCGCTGTCAGCATCGAGCAGCTGAAGGCTATCAGTAGCGACGTTGCTTCTCGAATCCCTGCACCGTTCGAAGAGCTGCAGGGATCTCTGTACGACATCTTCTCGTCGATCGATGTCAACGTGCCTCAGGCTAAGCTCTTGCTGGAAGAGTTCGCTAAGGCATCTGTTGCTGGTCAGACGAATATTCAGACGGCGGGTCGTGCTACGATTGCGGTGCTGAATGCCTTCAAGCTACCCATCAAGGACGTCACCCGCGTCAACGACATCATGTTCCAGTTGGTCAGGAAGGGTGTCGGTACCTACGAGGAGTTCACCAAGACGATCGGTCGAGCTATCCCGTCGACTGCTCGTGCTGGTCAGAGCTTCGAGACGCTCGCAGGCATGATGGCGTTCCTGACCCGTAACGGTCTGTCCACAGCTATGGCTGCTACTTCGGCAGCTCGAGCTATGGATGCTATGTCGAACCCGAAGACAGTAGAGCACTTTAAGGACTTGGGCATTAACGTCAAGAACGCCGCTGGTGAGTTCCGTCCCATGGGCGACATCATGACGCAGCTTGGCAAGAAGATGGCGAACATGACGAAGCCTGAACGAGCGAAGGCTTTGCATGATCTCTTCCTTGGCTCTGGTGGTACCATTCAGGCTCGACGGTTCTTCGACCTTGCAGTGACTAACTACGACGAGCTGAACCAGCGGACCAAGGAGATGATCAACTCCAAGGGTGCGATGAAGGATGCTTACGATGTTATGTTCAAGCAGCCCGTGTCGCAGATCCAGCTCTTCAAGAACAACTGGATGGTGCTGAAGACTCAGATGGGTGATGCATTGCTCCCCGTACTGGGTGCACTCGCTAAGGCGTTTGCAGGCATCTTCAAGTGGTTCAACAACTTGTCGCCGTCGACGAAGAAGTACGTCGCGATCACTCTTGCGCTCGTATCGGCGCTCATGTTGATCGCAGGCATCGTCGTAGCACTCGTAGGCCTCTGGCTGATGCTTTCTGCTGCCATGACAATCGCAGGCATTGGTATGGGCACCGTGCTTGTCGTCATCGGTGGTGTCATTGCAGCCATCATCGCCATTGGCGTGGCCATCTTCTTCATCATCAAGTACCACAAGCAGATCTGGGCATTCATGGTTTCGACCTGGAATGCTATCTGGAACTTCCTGAAGGATCTGTGGGCTAAGATTTGGCCCGTCATCGGTCCTTACGTCATGGCGATCGTGAATGGCTTCATGGCAGCTTGGAATGCCATCTGGCAATTCGTGACTGTCACCATTCCGCAGATTTGGAATACAGTCGTCGCAGCGTTCCAGGCAGGCTATGGATTCGTCAGTGGTGTGCTGCAGACTCTCATCGGCATGTGGATGGCTGTTTGGAACGAGGTTTGGTTCTGGATCGGTCCTGTGCTCAAGGCAGGCTGGGCGCTCATCAGTACTATCTTCGAGGCGATCTACGTCGTCGTGAAGACGTACGTGACGTTGGTATACACGATCGCCAAGCTGTACTTCACTCTGATGTGGGACATCATCAAGGTGGTGTTCACGACCATCTGGAAGTTCCTCGGTCCGATTCTTGAGATCATTGGGCAGCTCATCCGCATTGCGTTCCAGCTCGCCTGGAAGTTCGTGAAGCTATACGGCGACTCTATCGTAGCTGGAGTCAAGGCTGCTTGGAGCGTTGTCAAGTCCGTTACGTCGACTGCCTGGAACCTGATCAAGAGCTACATCGTGAACCCGATCAAGAGTGCGTACACTGGCGCGAAGACGCAGTACACGAACATCCAGAAGGGGATCACGGAAGCGTTCAGCAAGGTCAAGACTTGGTTCTCGTCGACTTGGTCGAAGATGACTGGTGCGATCGTTGACCCGATCAAGGATGCATACACCTCTATCGGTCGGTGGCTCGACGACATTGTCACTCGTGTCCAGGGCTTCGTCGATAGGCTTTCTGCACCTCTTCGTACGGCGAGGGATTGGCTGTCGAAGCTGAACCCCGCTTCGCACTTCTCTCCCAGTGTCGTAGAGCGTACGCGTTGGGGCTGGCAGGACATGCACAAGGTCACTCGTGCAGGACTGTCTAACGTCCTAGGCACCGTGCGTAAGATGGCGACGAAGACTCGAGCTGCAACGGGCCTCGTGACGATTCCTGATACAGAGACACCTGGCGGAGGTCCTGGTGGATACCAGCCTCCTGGCTTCGGTGGCGCGCCTTCTAGTGGCGGAGGCAGCTACATCGAAGTGAAGCAGACCATCAACACGCAGGAGATCAACCCTGCTAAGCACGCAGCCGACCTTGGCTGGGAAGTCGCAAGGAGGTTGGCATACTAATGGCCGCACCTGTGCTTCACGACTACCAGTACCAGTTCAAGGATACTGGTTTGCTCTTGAATGGTGACGATCTACCCTTCTTCGATGTCGAGAAGGTGTCAGGCCTCGACTTGCCTGACACTGATCCCAACATCGATGACTCCGACGGACAGCATGGCGGCACAGTCTACGTGAACTATGTCAAGCCTCGTACCATCGTGGTTGAGGGAACGCTATACGCTGACCCTACGACTATTGAGACGACGATTGACAACTGCATCGGCAACTTCATCCCCGACAATATGCTGGCACCGTTCTACTTCAAGCACCCTGGAGCTGTGCAGCGCTATGTCAGCGGGAAGGCTGTTGCATTCAAGGCTGACGTCGATGCATTGAGACGTATCGGTCGCAGCGCATTCCAGATCCAGGTGGTTGCTGGTGACCCACGTAAGTACGTCGACAATCCTGATGCAGTGCTAGTGGAGAACACACTCTACACACCACTGAACCTCGGCAACACTGACTCGTACCCTGTCTTCACGATTACAGGACCCATGACGGCGATCACGCTGACTAACACGTCGCTGTCTCGTTCGGTCACGCTGACGACGACTACTGTTGCAGGCGATCAGGTCATCGTGGACTTCATGACACGCTCTGTGAAGATCAACGGCATCCAGAGCTCGGACGTCATCACCACTGCAGACTGGTGGGAGATCCCAGCTGGTGGAGGTCAGTCGATCAGCTACACAGTGCAGGGTGGTCCGCCTGAGAGTGTTGTAGTGCATACGAAGCAGGCGTGGCTATGACCAAGTGGACACTGCAGGCTCGTACGCGAGGTGGTCAGTACCTTGCTACTCTGCCGTTCTTCGATCTGCAGGGTGAGTTCTTCATGAACAAGCCCAAGCAGATCAGGTGGTCGCTTCCGCTGAGGCATGAAGTCATCACGATGAAGTCTGTCTTCCCTGGCAAGACGGAGGTCTGGCTACTTCGGAATGACCAGAAGGTGTTTGTCGGCCCATTGTGGAACGCTACCGCTAGCAGCAAGGACAACACACTCGCATGCGATGGTCAGAGCGTAGAGAGCTACCTGAGCCTTCGTCGCATCAATGCCGACGTAGAGAAGTCAGGCTCTCGCAGCGACATTGCCTGGTCTTTGATCAACGACACGCAGAGCGAGAACAGTGGCGACCTTGGCATCACTGCCGGTACTCTTAGCGTTACACCCTCCATGACTACGAAGTACGCACGCGGCGAAGGCATCTACGTGTTCGATGCGATCGACGAGTTCGCCAGTGAGGCTGACGACGGCTTCGACTGGGAGATCGATGTCGACAGAGTCTTCAACACGTACTACCCTCGCATCCAGTCACGCGCACGAGTCAGGCTCGAGTACTTGGGCAACATCACCCAGTACTCGCTGCAGGCTATGGGCATGTGGGAAGCGAACGACATTCTGATAAAGGGTCCCGACGACTCACTCTCCCAGGTCACTGTCGACACAGTGAAGCGTGCAGAGTACGGGCTGAGGCAATACACGGGTAGTAACACAAGTGCTAAGACTCAGACGCAGCTGAACAACTACGCGCAGGACATCTTGAACAAGCGTAGGGACATTCGTCTGGTGCCTCAGGTGTCCGTTCGCACTGACAACATCAACCCGTTCGAAGGCGACATCACTATTGGCCAGTTGTCCCATTTGTACATCGACGACTCATGGGCGCAGTTCGATCAGGACATGAGGATGACAGGATTCCAGGTCACAGTGGGGCGTCACGGAGAAGAGACGTTCGTGCTGTACCTGAGTGACTTGAGGGAGGTGGATGGAGAGTAATGCCATACAATGTGCCTTCCCTCGACGAGATCATTGCGTCTCTCACCAAGCGTGTTTCCAACCTGGAATCAGCGACCTACGTGTACGGCAACGTAGACAATGGCAACAACGATCCACTGGTGATCCAGGACTTCGTAGGAGCTGTCACCTACGAGAACGCTTCTGTGACAGGTGCACCTTCAGCTAGCGTCACCTGGAGCTGGCAGGGAATCACTACTGACCCTGAAGACTTGACTGCCGATCCTGTCAGAGACTACATGCTCAGTGTTACTCCCGAGGGTTCTGCATCAGTTGCACCCTACAACTCGGTAGGCACTGAGACGTCTGCCACTACGACTGGCGTGCCTCTGGATAGTACTGTCACCGGTCGCGTGTATGCAGTGACTGGCAAGGGACTTGTCGGTCCTGTTGCTGTTACCAACGTTGTCGTCGGGCATGACACAACTCCGCCGCCTCAGCCCTCGACCCCTGTGGTTAGTGCTGCACTGAGGGGCGTGGAAGCTTTCTGGGACGGCATGACAGTCACGCTCACACAGATGCCTGTCGACTTCGCCTACGTCGAGGTGCATGGCTCTACTGAGGGCCCGACGTTCACACCTGATGCGACTACTGTTGCTGACCGCTTGTTCAGTGGTGGTGGCGTTGCATTCGTTCTGGCTGAGGATGGTTCGTACGATCCAATCTACGTCAGGCTGGTAGCGTACGACACATCAGGCAACGCTAGCGTTCCCTCCACTGCGATCAGTGCTACGCCGAAGAAGCTAGTGTCGACTGACCTCGACGTAGCTCTGCCTGGCGACATCGCATACCGAGATGTTGGCAACCTAGTCCTCGACGGATCGTTTGAGTCTGCCAGCATGCGTGCTCAGCGCCTTGCGAACTTCTACACCACAGGGGTCACGTACGGTAATGCTGCCGGCATAGCAGCTCACGGTGTCTGGTACCTTCGCTTCACTGGTAGCGTGACGACGCCGAAGTACTTGTACCTGAATGGCGGCCAGGACATCGACGAGACGCCGGTCACGGGTGGTACTTACCTGTACGCCAGAGCTAAGGTCAAGGGTGTCGGAAGTGATGGCACACTCAACGTGGTCCTGCGCTGGACTGACAACACAGGAGCGTACAGCTACACTACAGTTCTGACGACGGCTACAGCTACTGGCAGCTACGTGCTGTTGGAGGGCTCTGCGCTGGTGCCTGTGAATGCGGCTACGGTTGCTATCCGCATCGAGACAGTGTCCCAGACGGCAGGCGATTGGTACGTCGACGCTGTAGAGCTCAGGAACGTCATCGGTACTCAGCTGATCCAGGATGCAGCAATCACTCGTGCCAAGATTGCTAACCTGGCAGTAAGTGATGCACAGATCGAGACACTGAGCGCAGGCAAGATCACGGCAGGCATTATGGCTGCCAACATCACTGTGTCTGGTCGAATCGCAACAGCACTGACCGGTGCGCGTGTTGAGCTGAACAGTACTGGACTCGTGGCGTACGATAGCGGCGGCAACTTGACTGTCGCCGTTGCAACTAACGGTAGTGCACTCATTACAGGCACGTATCGCACATCCTTCTCTGGCCACCGCATTGAGATGTCGCAGTCGGCTAACATCGGCGGATACGACTCGCTGTCCTTCTTCGGGTCCTCCGGCACTCGAGCTGGTCTGTACTTCGCAGATAGCTACAGCGGCTTGTACCTAGAGTCTCCGCCTAGCACCATACCTGCTACTGCTGGGTACGTCACGCAGGTGAGTGTCTCCTCGGGCAGCGCAAGCATTGCAGTGCTCACTGCCTCAGCACAGGCTGGAGGAGCTACTCGAACTGCCGCACTCGACTTTGTGACCAATGGTTCGATCAGCATGTTCGGTCCATCCATCAGCATTAGCTCGCAGAGCGACAATCTGCAGCTTGGCTCGACTGACATCAATGGCATTGTTACCATCATCACAGGCAACAAGCTCAACACTGACCGCATCGAGGCAACGAGTACAGGCTACCTGCGACTCGAGCCGAGCATCAACGTTGTGTCGCAGCAGACCTACAACCAGTCGACGACTGGCTCTGCGAACATGTTCGTTGGCAGCAACGGTGTGTTTGCTCGATCGACATCCAGCGAGCGCTACAAGGTCAACATCGACAAGACGTGGAGCGAGCAGGTCGACCTGGCTCAGGTGAAGAAGCTCACGCCTGCGTCGTACTACGACAAGGGTGACTCCGAGCGACTGGCTGCTCTGCTTGATGCACCCTTCGGTCCCCAGCCTCTGGGCATCGACTGGTTCGACGCGCCGAGAAGGTTCGTAGGACTGATCGCTGAAGACGTGGATGCTCTCGGTCTGAGTGACCTGGTTACGTACGACAATGATGGTCGGCCCGATGCTGTACACTACGACCGCGTTGCCGTTGCACTACTCCCTTGGCTGCACGAACTAGAGGACCGGCTAGAGGCACTGGAAGGAAGTGAGAAGAGTGGCTGAGGGACCAGCTGATGGCAAGATCGAGATCGACGAGGTACTCTATCTGAGACGCGTCGTCTCGAGGCTCACGCTGCGAGCCGAGCAGGCAGAGGAAGCAGCAGACAGGTACGCCGCACTGTGCGACATGCTCAGTGCGAAGCTGAACGAGTTGGAAGGACAGGGACATGGTGGATGACGACCTGATCGTCCCGAACACGGATGGGATCGAAGTCAGTGATGATGCCGAACCTACCGACGCCAATGCCGATCACGACGGCCCCGAGCCGGACAGCGAGGTGGAGTGATGACTGCCAAGATCGTAGGCTTCGTTACTCGAGCCGAAGCTGGTCTTCGCTCACCGAGGTCCGTGAGCTACAACGTCGATCCAGACAGAGGCGGCGTGGCCGTTCACTACGGCGGCAACGGAGGTCCTCCGTCTGACCATGATGGTTGCCTCAAGCGCTGGAAGGCTTGGCAGAACTTCCACATGGGCTCTCGCGGCTGGGTCGACATCGCCTACAACTTCGGCTACTGCAACCATGGCTACGCGTTCGCGGGTCGTGGCTTCGGTGTCCGCAGTGCTGCACAGGGTACCAACGATGGCAACCAGAGGTACCTCGCAGCGGTGTGGATTGGCGGAGGCAACGCCAAGCCGACTGACGATGCACTGAACGCTCTCGAGTGGATCATCTCTCAGGTGCGTGCACATGGTGGAGGCGATGAGGTTCGTCCTCACCGTTCCTTCCACTCGACGAGCTGCCCTGGTGACTTCTTGGCGGCATTCGCGAACGACCTGAACGGCAAGGCGATCGGAGGTTCCAGGCCGCCCACGAAGCCATCGAGGTCGGACACTAGGACTTCCAAGGCGCCTGCCTTCCCGCTCCCCAGTGGCTGGTACTTCGGTCCCAAGTCAGGGCCCAAGGAGAGCGTGTCTGGCTACTACAGTCACAGGAGCAACCTGCGTACCTGGCAGCAGCAGATGCGCAACAGGGGTTGGACGATCGGAGTCGACGGACTCTACGGTCCAGAAACGGCCGGAGTCGTGAAGTCGTTCCAGAAGGAGAAGGGCCTCTCGGTCGATGGCCTGATCGGACCCAAGACGTGGGCGGCAGCTTGGACTGCCCCCGTTACCTGAGGAGAGATCATGAAGTACTCATTCAGTCAGCTGAGGAAGACAGCGGTCAGTGTGCTGTCGTTCATCCTCACCATGATCGCCGTGGCTGATCCGCTCGGTCTGATTCCTGGGTCGTGGAACAAGTGGATCGCTCTCATCGTTGGGCTCGCAGGCGTCTACGGCGTCTTCCGCGTTCCTAACCAGCCGGCGATCGGTCAGCCGGTCGATCCCAACGTCTCGCAGCAGGACAAGCCTGCGTGACCTGAGCTGACTGCCCCCGAGAGCCTTTAGCCGGGTCCCTCCTCTCGGGGGCAGTCGTCTGCTCAGATCACCCAGAAGCCTAGAATCAGGACAGCCAGGATAGCTGCGAGCAACACATCGGTCAGATTGATCCTCACGTCATGCACCTCCTCTCCATCCCTTCTCAAGCAGTGCATGCCTGAGATCGAGGAACTCTGGGAGCTTGGAGTGGATGATGTAGTACAGCAGGTGCCCGTAGCCGTCCATTGCGTGCGGGTAGCCAGGAGACCACAGGCCGAGCCTTTCCAGGTTCACCTTCTTGACGAAAGACTTCTTGCCGACCTTGCCCTGGGCTGCGCCCTGGTAAACCACAGGGGCGATGTTGCGGTCTTGCTGGATGTATTCAGCGACGCCGATGTACTCCTTGGACACGAGCTCCAAGCCAGGGCGCGACTGGTTGCGGTACTCGAAGCTCTCGCACACGATGGTGTAGTGCGCCGTATGGTTCATCTCAAGCAGCACTGCCAGCTCTTTGTGATGCTTGTCCGGCCCGAGCTGTCCGCATCGCCACTCCGTATTGGCGATCTCGTTGTACTCGTCCACCATTACTGCGTCTGCGTTCAAGCTTGCCCAGCCAGTAGTTCCGCCGGGATCTAGAGCTACGATGGTGTAGTCACCCATGATTTGCGCTCCTCCTGTGGTCTGTCTACTGCAGGTTGTCCCGAGCTTAGACTTTGAGATAAACTACCCCCGTAAGCCTTCTCTCAAGAGCTCGGTTACCTTTGTCTAATAGAAGTCTAACCTAGTAGACTTCAGTATAGAGGCTTGAGCTCACCTAGCTATCGCGATTGATCTTTGCCGGGCCCAGAAGCTCCTTGTTGATCTCGTCCAGCTCGGCCTGCAGCTCTGCGACACGTGCTTCGATCTGGGCCTTCCGCCGGCGAAGGCTGCCTCGTCCTCTCTCGACAACCTGAATGTTCCCCCACGACAAGTCCGACTTCTTGCCGACGAAGTGAACTCGCTCATCCTCGCGTAGAGGTCGACCGAGATGCTGCTCGGCGATGATGTGATGCGTCAGACGCCAGCACTCCTTGTTCGTGCTGGGATCGACTGCCTTGGTGTAGTGGTAGCCGTTCGCTGAGATTCTGGTGCTACCGAGTGGTGCCGATGACCCTCGAGCCATTATACCTCACCCCAGTTCTTTCCTACCTTGTAGTCGGTAGCGAACTTGACGTAGTCGCCAACGATGGACTGTGCGCTCTCGATCATTCGCTTGTTCGTCAGGGCTGCGACCTCCTCAGCGTCGTCTGCATGACACTCGATGAGTAGTGCGTCGTGAATGATGTTGCGGATGAAGCCCTTCCCTCTGAGCTCAGGCCGAAGCCACGTGAGTGCCTGAACACACATGTCGCTTGCAGTCGACTGAGGAAGGAATGCCAGAGCCTCGTTCATGATGTCGCGTTCGTTCTCCTTGGTGATCAAGGTGTAGCGACGTCGACGACCCCACGGTGTAATGAGATCCTTGCCATCTCGGACACGCTGGCGGGTCTCCTTCCTGAACTCGACGATCTCTGGAATGACGCTGAAGAAGTTCGCCTGCAGTGTCATCGCCTCGTTCCTGGTGATGCCGAACTCGGAAGCGATCGATCCAGCCTCGCGACCGTAGCTCAGTCCGTAAACGAAAGCCTTGACACGGATGCGTAGCTCCTTCCACTCCCCGGCGCTAAGGCGGTCACGGTCTGCTGCAGGATAGAGAACTGGGGTGAGCTCGTCGAAGAGGTCTCGATCTCCTCCGTTGAAGATGTCGCGGAAGTAAGTATCACGGGACAGGTAGCTAAGCACCCGCAGCTCAGCTTGACTATAATCAACGTGGACGAATACGTTGTCTGGCTTAGTTGGAATATAGAGGCGACGGATCTTTGACTCTCTTGGGATGTTCTGCAGGTTAGGGTTACGGCAAGCAGTCCTTCCTGAAGTAGTTCCATGGAGAAGGAAGGTGGGATACACCCGTCCCCTGTATAGGCGCTTGCGGACACCCTTGATGTACGTCCCGTAGAGCTTAGCCTCGCGACGATGCGTGAGTAGTACTGAACAGAACTCACTGACCGTCTCCATTCTCTCTAGGCCCTTGCAGCGCTCGATGATCAAGTTTAGCGTGTCCTCGTTAGTGGAGTCAACCTGAACTCCGTTATCGAGCAGCCACTCCTTGACTTGCTTCGGCGATGCCGGATTGATGAAGCGCTTGCCCCTGCTAGCTGCATCGTAGCTGGCAGAGACACCCTTGCGTCCTTGCTTGGCCACTTCGCCGAACTGTTCACCGATCTTGTCCAGACTCTCGAGGTACTCCTCAGTCAGCTGATCGAGGTACTCCTTGTCGATGGCGATGCCGTTCAGCTCCAGGTACATGAGCTGGTTGCTGGCAGCAACGAGGAAGTCATGCACACGTCGCAGACCGTTGTTGGCAGGAAGCTTGAACAGCTCCTCCTGCTGCAGCCACCTCATGTAGGTGCAGCACACGTCGTAGGCATTGTACTTGTAGAGGATAGGTCGAGGCACGACGCCGTAGCCGTCCTTCGGGCCGACGTACTTCTTGATGACGTCGTCGTACTGAGGAGCGCCGAGGTACTCCTGCGCCTGGTACTTCAGACCGTGCACACCAGGACGCTCGTCGAAGGTGTAGCTCGCCAGCATGGTGTCAAACCACAGGGTCAGAGGACCAAGCAGAGGGTAGAGGCCTGCTAGGTCGAACTTGCCATTCTGGGCAATGAGCTTGGTCTCTGGGCGACCGAAGAGCTGTGCAAGACCATCCAGCACTGACTCGATCTTGCAGGCCTCCTCGCCGAAGATGACAGCCTTGGTAGGTGCATACGCGACACCAATACAAAGCATGCCGTAGCGGTTCGGGTGATCGAATGCTGTGTCCTTCTCGATGTCCACCTCGATGTCGACAACGAGATGCTCGAAGGCCTTCAGCTCCTCGATCGCCTGTAGTGCAGAAGCTTCGTCATCCACAACGACGAAGACCGGCTCCTCGAACTTCAGTCGAGGCGTGACAAGCTTCCCCACATCCGCGACGAGATACGGGAACATATCACCCTGACGCAGGCACGCAGCAGGGTGGAGGGTCGGAGTGACGTGAACTCCACTGAGACGCGAATGGGGCCTTCCCGGTCCAACACGAAGCTTGGTGACTCCACTGAGACCGACAGTTGCTTCGGATGCGGAGTTCCCAAGCGCAACGACTTGTTCCACTCCGCGCTCACTGAGCTCGGCGTCCAGGCGGTCCCTGCACGCCAGTATAGCTGATCTGGCTGGAGTTTCGTTACCAGGCGGCCTGCATAGTGTCGCATTGGTCAAGAACACCTCTTCCCTCTCGATGCCGTAGTGCTCGAGCACCACGTTCAGGAGCTTGCCTGATGGTCCAGAGAACGGAACACCGATGCGTACTTCACCTGCACCGGGGGCCTCTCCTACGAAGGCGATCTTGGCCTTCTCAGGCCCTGCGCTAGGAACGAACCGTCCCACCTCATAGAGGGGGCACTCCTCGCACTTGGCGAGCGGATGCTTACGCTCGACCATCTGCCCACCTCTGCATCTTGTAGACGTTGTACTTGGCAGTCTCCAGCTGCTCTTCGTTCAGCTCCAAGTTGAAGTAGTGATCGGGACGGTTGAGCCAGTACCCCGCATCGACTCGGACATTCTGAGCTGCGTAGCTGAAGGGCATCGACGTGTCCATGCTACGCACGAAGCCGAGACGAGCTGCTGCCAGTATCTCGTTGGTGTAGTAGGGCGAGGCGCCCAAGAAGTGAATCTCGACCTCAGGCAGCAGCTTGTGGAGCTGCGACGCTAGGTTGATCCTAGCCATGAGGTTGTGTCGCGTGATTAGCAGCCGTGGAATGTAGATCACGGGGATGCTGGGGAAGTACTCGAAGATGTCGTTGACCAAGGAGTACGCCTCCTGCTCGCTCTTGCCCGTAGCAACGACGCCATACTTCGGGCGAATGGACCAGTCACCCATGGAGCCGATGGCATCGAACGCCAAGTCGAACGTTGCAGTCGCATCGCCCATCACATCAGGGAGTACGATCTCGTTGACCGAGTACTCCCTGGCGATGATGCCTAGCTGCTGGAAGGACCACTTCTCACCTTCTGCAGCGCCGTTGTCCAAGATCATGTACCGACGCTTGACCAGGTGCTCGCTGTACTTGTCAGCGTACACACCGTTGCGTAGCAGCTGTGGCAACATGAGCTGCATGTCGGACTTGTCAGTGAAGTCCAAATGCTTGATCGGAGGAATCAGTGCCAGCTTCACTGTGCCACCACCCATTGAACGATCTGAACAGCTGCCCAGATCATGGTGGCGACGAGAGCGACACCGCAAAGACAGACGAGGACAAAGAAGATGTTGAACATCTTGTCGTCGTCACTCATTCCTTCCACCCACCCTTCGTTCCACGAAAGCTCTGACTTCCGATAGTGATGTCCCCTTCAGGAGTAGGAAAGGGACGCTCGCCGAGGGTGTCGACCAACACCTCCTGCAGCAGCATCAGCTTGACGAACTGCATGCGGCAGTAGTTCGCTGTGTCTGCGAGCTCCTCGCACATCATCCGAACGACGTCGTTGCCGATGAACGTGAGAGCGCCGTACTCAGCAGCTCCTGCCTCGTGACGCTTCTGGCACAGCTTGTCGAACGCATCGCTGTACTCCTGCATCAGTACAACGAACTGCTTCGCTTCATCCCTGTCGCTGCTCACGGCGAGCCCTCTCCTTCGTGAACCGCTGCTCGTTCTCTGCACGCTTGATCTTGTAGGCCTCTTCGAGGTCGACTCGAAGCAGCGCACCCAGGTTCAGGACGTAGATGAGTACGTCCGTCAGCTCCATCGCCAGATCGTGTCGCACGCGAGGCTCTCTCGAGTCCAGGCTGCCTCGGTCGATCTTCTTGACGATGTTGGCGAACTCCCCCACCTCGCCGGCGAGTGCCAGCGCGTGGTGAGGAATAGCGCCGTCGAAGTCGATCGTGTCACCGAACCAGCGAGCGCTATCGTCCAGACACTGCTTCTCCAGGTCCAGCAGCGATGCGTGCTTCTTGGGTACGTTGTTCGTCATAGTTCGTCCTCCGTGATTCCTGCAGTGAACTGGATGTAGTGAATCGTCGGTGCTGCGTTGCCTGGTGTGCCCGACTCTGACGTACGAACGATCGTCAGCTTGCCCTCACCTGGTCGGAACTCCTTCACCTTCCCATTGGGAAGCTCCACCAGTACTCGTGCGAAGTCGATCATCACTTGATCCCTTCCATGAACTCAGCCTTGGCAGTGCGTGAGTGATCCGAGAAGACACCCCGCATCGCACTCGTTGTAGTGATCACGCCGGCAGTCTCGACACCCCTCATCGCCATGCACATGTGCTCTGCCTTCATCACGACAGCAACACCGAGAGGGTTGAGCTTGTCCTCGATGTAGTCCGCGATCTCAGTCGTCAGCTCTTCCTGCACCCAGAACCCCTTAGCGAGGTACTTGACAGCGCGAGCGAACTTCGACAGGCCTGCGATGCTCTTGTCTGGAATGTACCCGACCCAAGCGTGACCGAAGAACGGAACGACGTGGTGAGCACACAGCGTGTAGAACGGAATCGGACCGAGAGTGATCATCTCAGAGCCCGACTCAGTGTTGGGGAAGACGGTGAAGTTGAAGTCTTCGCGCTCAGTCAACTGCTTCAGAGCCTGCACGAATCTCCTAGGCGTGTCCTCCCTGTGGTCTTCGTTCACACGGTCCCACGCTTCCAAGCTGGAAAGAAGCCGGAACGCGTTCTCTTCCCGCTGGTAGTCATCGAAGGCAGGCCACCTGACGAAGTCGTAAGGCGGAAAAGTACTGGTCATCAGATCCCCCTCTGCGTACGGTTCCAGATGTGGTTGTGCACCTGCACGTTCAATCGCCAGTTAAGCCCTGCGTCAAGGACCCACTGCACTAGCTGTGCATCAGTCAGAGCTTCAGGGTCGTCGCTCCAGACCCTCCCGACGAACGTCTCGATGGGGCTGTTGTCCAGGTAGGCGAAGTACAGCTCCTGAGCTAGGTCGAAGTCGTCACGGTGCTTGACTACGAACTTGACAGCTTGCTTGCTGTTCGGATATGCTTTCATCCGATCGAGGTTGGCGAAGCGTGCCTCGCTGTACGGATCTTCACGTGAGCCCGGAAGCTTCCAGTCCATGGTGAACAGGAGCTTGCGAATGGCCCAGTCGGGGTACTCCAGAGTGCCATTGCTGAAGCACTCCACTACCTTACCGCGCGACCAAAGAAGCTCGCAAAGCTCTTCCAGCTCCGATGTCTTCTGAAGGAAGGGCTCACCACCTGTGAGGCAGATGTTCTTGACCCCGAAGCTGCTGATGCTGTCGGCAAGCTCGAGAGCGCTGATCGCCTTCTGCTCCTTGCGGTACTGTTCCGGGAAGATGGCGTAAGGTGTATCGCACGGCCATCCAGCACAACGAAGGTTGCAGCCCGCGAAGCGGGTGAAGACCGTCGGAAGCCCCACACGAGGACCCTCTCCCTGGGTAGAAACGTACAGCTCTAGCAGTCTCACTTCTTCCTCCTGTTGATGGCTCGAGACTTGCGTGCACGCTTGTTTGCTGCCCTGCGACGCTTTACCTCCTCAGGGTCAACAGTGCCAGCGTAGATGTTGCTGAACTGCAACGAGCGCAACACCGTTGCCTGATAGGTGTTGGGTCGACCCTCGAAGAACTTCGAATAGGTGCTCTGCATTTAGTCCTCCATGTAGGTTGCACACGACGTAGGAGTCTCCCAAACGTCGATGCCGAACAGGTTCGGGAGCTCAGGCTTGAGCGTGTCGTAGATGTCCCTGGCGAGGCACTCTGCCGTAGGGTAGTAGTCGACAACAATGACCTTCCACCCGTAGCGGTTCTCTTCGCCCGATGCGTGATCAACGAGTACCTCATTGTCGTCATTCAGTTCGCCTAGAGCATGCAGCATCGGGCCGTCAGCCTTAGCCACGATGAAGCCATGGTCGAAGCGATCGTGAACGTGCTTGGTGAGGAGCTGCTTCACGACGCTGAAGTCCCGAACCATGCCTGACTCAGGTCCCTCAGTGATCAGTTCGCCGAAGACTCGAGCCACGACACGGTAGCGGTGACCGTGAGGGTTCTTGCACTTGCTCTCGTGCAGAGGCACCCTGTGTCCTGCATCGAACTCGATCTCCTTGTTGATGGTGAACATCAGTCCTCTTCCTTCTTGTAGCCGTCTTCGTTCCAGATGGTCAACGCGATGACTGCATACACTGCCCGATCGAGCAGCGTGTCCTCGATGCCTTCGTTCTGTGGTGCAGCAGAAGCATCCGCCCAGAACTCAGGAAGCAGCACTCGCAGACGTGCCTGCTTGGTGGCAATCAGAGCCTCGACCGAGTGACCTCCAGTCAGGCCTAGCTGATAGGCGCTGTCGTAGAAGTTCTGATTGGGGTGTCCGCTGCCAGCGTAGTCCTTAGCCTTCTTGCGATGCGTCTCCACCATCTGAATCAGCACCGCTTCGAAGGCGTTGTCGGGGTCGAGCTTGATATCAGTCATGCTGCGTCACCGTCTTCCAGTACTCAGTGTCTTCGTACTCCGTGTCGTCCACTTCAGTACGCTTCATCATGATCCGGCCGGCTGCCTCGTCGATTGCCTCCAGTCTCTCGACGCAAGTGCCGCACCGTCCGCAGTGAATCTCTCCACCCTTGTAGCAAGACCAGGTTGAAGAGAACGGCATGCACAACCGAATTGCCTCCGAAGCGATATCCGCCTTGCTCTTGTGGATGAACGGAGCCCAGATGGGAGCTCGCCAGAGGTTGCTCATCCCCTCGTTGCCCTGGTAGAGAGCGAGAGCTGCTGCGCCGACGAACCCTGAGCGGCAGTCCGGGTAGACGAAGTGATCGCCGGCGTGCACACCCGTTGCGACCGCGACTGCTCCTCGTGCTACAGCAATGCTGCCTGCAACACTAAGCATCACCATGTTGCGATTAGGCACCACCGTCGATGCCATGTTCGACTCAGCGTAGTTGCCCTCAGGCACTTCCACGTCGGTAACAAGCGAGCTTCCCGACTCAGCAAGCAGCTCTCCCAGCCACTGCATCGGAATGATGTCGTGACGAAGATTCGTGTCGCGACAAGTATCCCTGGCGAAGTCCAGCTCAATGCTGTGCTTCTGGCCGTAGTCGAAACTGACGCAGTCGACCTCGTACTCTTTAGCCAAAAGCTTGTACACGAGCGTTGTGCTGTCCAATCCTCCGCTCATGACCGCGATCATCTTGTCAGACATGCTTTGCTCCTTGTGTTGTCGGGAATAGCTGTTCTGTGCGACCTGCTCGAGAACGTGTGATCAGGCCGCGCTGCTCCATGGTCTCGAAGATTTGGTTCGTGTCCTTCGAGTTGAGGTGGTACGACTGCATCAGCTCGGAACGTGCAATGCCTGGCTTACGCACAATGGCACGCAGGATGTTCTTCATCTGACGCTCTGCCGAACCCTTGCCGACGTCCTCCATGATCTCGTCGACGTGACCCTTCCACGTCTCGCCATAGAACGCTGCGCGAAGGATGTCTAGCTCCTCCACGATGATCGTTTCCTGACGCTGTCGACTAGCTGCTAGGAGGACAGCTGCCTTCAGGATCGACTTGCTGAGGCGGTCGTTCACTGGTGTCATGATCTCGGGTCGACCGGAATCAAGCCCAGCCGTTAGCATGTCACTCTCTAGCTTGTTGTACCGCACCCAAGCTTCGGGCGTCAGTTGTGCCTCCCATCTACGGTCGGTCTCGATCTTCGCCTTCAGCTGCTTGACCTCCATGTACACCTTCTGATGGTAGAAGTTGTACATGTCCTCCAGCTCGTTCCGAATCGCATCACGATCCCCTGTGGTCTTTGTGGTGGGGGGACCGATCGGCTTCAGGCGCGTGATGTCACTCTCAGCCGTAATGAACACGAAGCGGGGCATGAAGCCTGAGCTGACCATCTCGAAGCTCAGCAACTGTGTGATCTTGTTCTTGATGCCTCCAGCGAAGACGATCAGGACAGGCTCTCGTACCTCAACCGTCTCCTTGCGCAGGATTCGCTTCTGCATCTTACCATCGTACAGCTTCGTCAGCAGCTCAGCCATACCCGCCATGTAGTCCTTCTTGGTCATCGAGTCAAGCAGACCGGAGAACTCATCGCGCAGGAACACAGATGGCCTACCAGGCCTCGAAGCGAGTGAGGTCAGCAGGCCTTCAATCGAACCGTCAGTAGCCATCATGACGTCGGGGTCGATCTCCATCACCATGTCCATCGCTATGTCCATGGCTGTTGTCTTTCTGGTAAGCGTGGTATCCGCCAAGATCATAAACCACAGGTTGGGGATGATGGTGCCGAAGCTGGTGGGGAGTCGCACTGTTCCAGCGAGCAGAGACGACAGAGCGACAAAGGCACCCGCCTTGTGGTACTGCGGTGCAGCATCTCCAAGCGATCGAGCCCACTGGTGGTAGCGCTCGATGAATGTATCGGGCGAATCCTCTACGCGCTTCCGTTCCTCGGCGGAAAGAAGAGAGACCTCGTCGCCAGCTACCAGGTAGCCTCTCTGTGTGCTTTCGTTGTCTCGTGCACGAGCTTCAGCTCGACAGACCTCCTTCCACAGAAGCTCTGCAGGACGACCATCACGTGCGTACTTGTTACACTTGGCTTCGCGCACGATGATGTACACTTCATCTCGAGCGTAGCCTGCCTCGTACAGAAGCATCTGCAAGTTCCAGAGCGGCTCGCTCCAGCTCGATCCAGTAGGCTCCTCGTTGAAGAGTCGCCAGACCATCGGGTTGATTGTCAGTCGTCGTTCCTGGAGTAGCTCCTCGGCTGACTTGATCAGATCGTCTTCAGCTGGACGTGGAATGTTGAAGTAGTGGTAGCCAGTGATCTCGGGGAAGACTTTGAAGTCCTCCATGTTATACTTCGAGCGGCTTGCCTCAATGACCGAGACGACGGGGTTACCGCCTCCCTGACCGTACTTGAAGTTGTACGTAAGGGGGACTCGCAGCAACTGGGTCAAGTCCCAGCCGCTTCTATCAGCTCCATCCGTCGCATGCTTGTATGCGATACGTCGGGCAACATCTTCGGCGTCGTCGGGATCGATGTCTTCACTTGTGAGCCAGAAGCCCTGAAACCTGCCAGGCGAGGATTCCACTACGACCGAAGGCTTGAGCAGCAACTTCTCCGGCTCGCACGTGTCCAAGTCGGCCCAGATGTTGGGGGTCCTGACAACGTTCTCCTTCGACCGCTTCCTCTCCCTCAAGAGTTGCGGACAGAAGTACACGTTGTAGCCGACGTATGACTTGTTAATGGAGTCAAGCATTCTAGGCAGATCAGCTGGGTACCTGAAGAACTCCTCACGGAAGTCCTTCCTGTTCCTCGGGTGAAGGAATGCGATGCAGACGTAGCCGTCGTTCTGTCCAAACACGAGACGGAAGAACGTCTCCCTCTTCTTATTTGTGTCTGGCGAAACTTCGACTGTGACTGTCACGGAACCACCTTACAGTTGAGGGATGAGATAGTGGGTGGGCTGACTAGCTGAACACCAGCCTGCACGCTTAAGATGCCATATTGGTTTGCGTGGCACCCACTATGGTGGCGGGAGAACTAGTGCGAACCTTTCCTGCTCTTGATCCTCGTTGCCTCACGGCCGCCAATGAACCACCATTGAGTACGTCAGATCAGGGGAGGAGGGAGCTCTTCTTCCCACTAGACGAAGCAGCCACAGTCCCCGTCTCCGAGCCGAACGGCTTGATGCCCTTCACCTCGGTACGGTACTGCACCTCCGGGTTCTCGATCCCGGACTCCTTCTCCTTGTTCATGGCGTACTTGTTGAGCTCCTTCTTGGCGTTGACGACCACCTGCTTGCCAATGAAGTCGTCAGCCGGCGGAACCCTTCCGGTCTTGATCGCGTCCTCGTGACCCGTCGCCTTCAGCAGCTGGCTCAGAGTGTAGAGAGCTCCGTCGAACAACATGCAGTTCGTCCAGAGCTTGCGATCGACGTACGGACCATCGGCGACGGTGAACTCGATGGCCCAGTAAGGCTTCCCGAAGTTCTTGTCCGACTGGCTCTCCTTGAGCTCGATGTCCGTGATGTACACGTTGTACTTCCCCGTAGGCATCGGGTCGAAGTCCCGCGCCTCAGAAGAGGCTTCCTGGTCGGTGAAGTTCACGCGGATGCTGTCAGCTGCCATGGCTTATCGCTTGTCCTTTGCTGTTGTGAGGGTTGCCAGTTCGTCATCGGAGACGCTGGCGCCCACCGTAGCGGGAGCTTCAGTGGGGTACATCAAGCCGAAGAGCGTACTCATCGTAGGCTCCTCGACGATCATGGGGAGGTTTCCGCTGCGGTCCTTCGCCACAGTGTCCTCCGTCTTGCGGGTGAGCATGAGACGCAATGTGTCCGACTCGTCCGCTCCCTCCTTGAAGACCTCCTTGGTGTAGTAGTACACCACGATGTCCAGGAAGGCAGCGACCTCGTCTGCGAGCTTACCCGACAGCATCGGCTTACGAGTCTCAAGACCCGTGCGAGTGTTCTTGTCGATGCGCACCAGAGCTGTGAAGATGGTGTGCATGTCGAGGTCGCGGAAGGCACGAACGAACCGACGGATCTGTTCGATGTTCTTCCCCCACTCACGCATGGAGGGGATGTCGGGATCCCGATCGGGGTTGTTCTTCAGAAGGTCTTCCATGATCTGGTACATGGAGAACTTCTGGATCTCTGTGAGCGAGTCCAGCACGACTGTCTTGTACGGGTGGTCACCAGCATGCAGCGTGTCGTACAGTTGCTGCATCTCGTTCCACGTACGCACGCGAACGACATCGACGTTGGGGTAGGTGTGGCGGAGTGACTCCGTACCGCCCTCGATGTCTACGACGAGGACAGGGTACATAGCCTCTACCTCTGAGGCAGACCCAGCCAGTGTCGTCTTGCCGGTACCTGAGTCTGCGTAGACGAGGATGTTCAGGTACGGGCTTCGCTCCTGCACCGGAGTGACGCGCAAACCGGCTAGCGTCTTCGGTGTGATGACCTCTGTACTCACTACTCTGCTCCCTTGGACTCGGTCGAAGGCTCTTCACGGATGTAGTAGTGCTCACGGCGTTCGAACAGAGTGTCGAGAGCGTACTGATAGTCGCCCTGTGCGTTCTTCTCCAGGCAAGGCTGTCTGAAGGCACAGTAGGTGCAAGCGAATCGACCTGGCGAGGGGTAGATGCGGATGCTGGGGTCGATCATGTCGAGGACTTCCCAGCCGATGTTCTTCTCGATCTCCTGCAGCTCTGCATCCGACTTGTGGATCTGGTGCCTCTTGTAGTACTCGACACCAGCTTCTTGAAGCCACGTCAGGATCTCGTCGTAGCAGCCGTTCTCGTACGCCTGTGTGTCGTTCTGCTTGACCGTCGCCAGGTAGGTGTCGTAGTCGATGTCCTGGTTCTTAGCAACACTGTACAGGCAACCTAGGCGACGTTGCTTGTTCTGCTTCGGCGGCTGAGGGAACCCCTTGCGCTGCTCGTGGTACAGCCAGCCCCGCACCTTGATGCCCAACTTCTTCAGAGCCCAAGGGTACGATCCGACCTGGTCGTCAAGGTAGAGGAACTCGTCGTCCTTACTGACGTTGCGAGCCGTCTTCCAGTCAACGATCCAGTAGTCGCCGTTGCTGTCCTCGACGAGAGCATCAAGCCGACCTGCATAGACAACAGGCAGACCGTCCCAGTTATCCCAGTTGATAACGTGCATTGCCGGCAGGTCGCGTTCCTTGAAGTAAGCATAGAACGCGTCAATGTTCTTCATCCAGTAGTCGTACTGCTTCTGCTTACAGTTGTCGCACCTGCACCAGATCGCTAGGCCGGTCTCAGGATGTGGGATCGGAACCATGAACTCGATCTCGACCTTGATGGGGGTCAAGTGAGCGTCCAGCTTGGGTGCTACCTGTGTGAAGTAGTAGTTGAGCATCCCCTGACCAAGCGTGACCCGCTCGAGGTAGTCCTCTTCGATCTCCGGGTCGAGAGCCACCTGGTCAGTAGCTGCGAGTGCCTTCTTCTTCTGACTTATGCACTTGTCAGTGAATGCCTTGATGGCCGCCGCTGCAACGATCTCGCGGTCCCAAGTCCACGTGTCGGGGTTGTAGTACACTTCCATCCCGAGGTGGTATGCCGTACCGAACTCAAGCGGCTTAGCCGTCATGATCGGGTAGTATGACTCCCGAAAGATCCAGTCCCATCGCCTTCGACATCCCCTGAAGGAACGTCGTTCGCTTGTGTGTGTTTCATGGACCAGACGTTGCTCGATGTACCACTGTACTTCTGCTGCTTCGCCGGACACAGATGCTTCCTTTCGCTTTCTGTGTGTAGTAATACTATTATAGTGTAGCCTCAATGACTTCTCAACGGGCTATACCAGAATTTCCCATTGGCTCACTTGCCCTAGTGGTCCATGCAATCGTAGGGAGTAGGCGTAGGGTAGCACTTGGTGATCCACGCGGCAGCAGCCTGCCTGTCCGCCTCGGACTTCCAGGCGTTGTTGGGCATGTGCCACTTCGAACGAGGGTCACTAACCAGCCGAGCGAAGTCGCGAGGCACCGAAAGCATACCGATGCTGTAGCGTCCGTTCGAAGGGTCCCAGTCACCGTAGTTGATCTGGTCCTTCAGGATCGCCAGCTGATCGGTGGACTGGTAGTAGCCGTACGTGGGCGTGGGGACCTTGCTCCAGTACCTTTGGAACTGGTAGAACCGAGCATCGGCAATCGGACCCAAGACCGCCCTGTGGTTGAGTGCACTGCCCAGCGTCCTGTGGTCAGGCTGAACGTCCAGCCACGACGTAGTCGCGTACGAAGCTGTAGGCCCGAACCTGGCGTAGAGCTCATCGACTACGTTCAGTGCAACGGTGTCAGTGACTCCACCGTCAGGCACGTGCTCGTAGATGATGTGGTCGGCAGGCACACCCAGGAGAGCTGCAGAGGCTGCGAACTCCCGATCACGTGCTGCGCTGAACTCAGCAGGCGTAAGGCTCACACCATAGCGATCGCTGAGGATGCCCCTCACACCAGAGCCTGCACCGTCAGTGACGAGGACGAGCCACACAGGTCGATTAGCCATGACGTGTGTCTGAATGGCCGATCCCATGATCAGTGCCTCATCGTCCTGATGTGGGATGATGAACACTGCTGGCGACCCTGTCGTCGCCGTCGCCGATGCAGGTGCCACGAGCAAGCCCGAGAGCACCGCCAGCACGATTGCCGCGATCTTGTACATCATCCTTGACCTCCGTAGTAGTAGTTCCGACGAACGTATCGAAGTGCTGCACGCTGCAGAGCTGGGATGTCCTCGGCTGGTGCGCCAGCACCGAACTCGTGAGCGAAGGACAGAGCCTCCCTCATGATCTCCTCTGCGTGGTCAGGCAGCTCTGCTGCAGCGTCAGTGAATGGCGTCAGCAGCTCTCTGGGCACCTCGTACACCACGCTGCGTTGAATCTGTCCCACGTTATTCTCCAGTTCTGCCCGTAGGCGATAGATGAGTCCTGGTTGATACTTGCCGTCAGCCTTGGCATAGAACCTGCCAGTCTTGCTCCCTACGACTTCGACGACGGTTCCATCCGCCATAGTGTAGGGACCCTTAGCGATTGGAACCTCTCCTGACTTGCACCAGACGTCCGTCACTTGTCCTCCTCCAGGTAGCCGCCCGGAGCGTCGTACCGAGCCTGGAGCTCGTCGACGATCTCTGGCCACATCTGGTGCAGCTTGGTCTGGTTCCCGGTGTCAGCCTTTCGGTAGGCGGCCATGATCAGTGATGCGAACGTCGGGTCCTCTGACATCATGATCCTCGATCGCAGGTAGTCGTGTCTGCTCACGATGCATCCTCCTGTTGTCGGTACTTGCTCACTTGCTTGTACCTCTGAACCTCCAACGCGTGTGCGTACGAACACTCTGGACACCGTTCACCCTTACGCCGATGCCTCTGGTACGAAGCGTCTGTCCCACACGGCAGCAGTTCTCTTGGTACCTTGTCCTCACGCTTGAGTGTACGTCGAATGGTGTTGACACTCACTCCGTACTCCCTAGCCAGCGAAGCCTTCGTCCTACCTTGCGCTACCAGAGTGGCAAGCTTGGCGGCCTCACTAGGACTGAAGATGCGCTGGAACGTCATTGATTCCTCCTCACACCGTTACTGTCGACGTACACATCGGACAGCAGTAAAGGTAGTTGACACGCTCTTGCGGGTAGCGTGACGAGTACAGGTCAACAAGTTCGTCGCCCCACCGTACGTACCCCCGACAGTAGCGGAAGCTCCAGTACCACCCTGTGACGAGTGCGAAGCCATGCCGACAGACGACGACGCGACCTTGCTCCAGTACGAGAGGCTCATGGCGAGGTCGCCCAGCAGCGAGCCAAAGCACCCACTTGTGAAAGCGTGTCATCGCTACTCCCTAGTCAGGGCATCAGCCAGGTGATCGAGCCATCCAGACACCCCAGCCGCATGGCCAGCTGCATGATACTCCCGTGTTGGCAAACATGAGCAGCCCGTCACCCCAGCTTTGGGACTGCCTTCGCCGAAGTAGATGGCGGCAACAACAGGCTGGTGCCCGTCCAGCTTCGCTCGCATCGCCCCCCTGAACGGCGTCTCAGGAGTCAGAGCGTAGATTGCCGCTCGCCACTCGTCAGGTGGCCATTGCTCACGGACTCCAAGGTCCGCCAACAGCCTCAGCTGATGCCGGTCGTTATTGCTCAGACCCTCCTCGCGCACATCGTTCACGCCGACTCCGTCTAGTGCGTCGCCGATCGCAGCGTCATGACTGAAGCCTCTAGCACGAAGCGACTGGTACGTCGCACGCTCGTCGGACGTCAACGACGACACCTTCTCCCTCCGGTCGATCACCTTGTTCATCAGGCCGGAGATTTCATAGGCCAGCTCGTAGTCGTTCGCAGCACTCCAAGCGTCCGCAAGGAGACTGAGCACGTCATCGCTCACGTCTGCACACCTCCAATGGTCGGTTGTGATCGTAGCACCACTTGCCATCGTGTCTGTAGTCCCAGTCACACTCCTCTTCGTCCAGCAGGAACGTCCAAGACTGCGGCGACTTCCACCCCTGTGGTCTGTGCTCGTCAGGGTGACCGAGCCTTTCCATAAGGGCAAGAGGCAGCAGGTTCGTGCCTAGTGCATACCACTGACTGCCTTCAGCCCACGGCAGCTTCGGCTTGCCACACCGAGCGTGAACCCACCAGCCGTACTTCCTACCTCGTGTGCCTCCACCGTCGCGACTGATCTTCTTGCCGTCCGCACCGCAGTTGCAGAACATGGTCGGCTTCTTGAAGACAGCTCGCACCTGAGCTCTGACGTTGTTCTCCTGAGCTGGCGTCAGCAGGTCACTGTCGGGGTTGTTGATGATGTCACCAACCAGCGTCTTGGCCTGCGCCTCGTCGTCGACTTGCAGCAGTACGTAGACAGCCATCAGCCGTTCTGCTCCCTATACCATGCGACGTACTCGTCACTGTTCGGCTTGCAGACGTACTGCTCGATCATAGTCCAGGGGTACCCGATAGTGCTGCCGTCCTTTTCTAGGATCAGGATGCCCCACAGCTCCCTCTTCCAGGATCGAATGTTCTTGAACTCGTACTTGTACGTCTGGCACCTCTCCTGGAACGCTTCGACGAGTGGCGAGAGACTAATCTCGCGTACGTTGACGATCAGGTAGCCTTCCGGTTCCATCACTCTGCCCTCTGCCACTCGCTGGCGTACCACACCTCGGGCTCGAAGTTGGAGCGTCCGCTGTCGTACGAGGCGTACAGCCAGTCCATGAGCTGGTCCCAGGTGCGACGCTGCATCGCCTCGACGCGACCACTGATGTACCAGTAGCCGGCAGCCTTCACAGCCGCGTAGGTGTAGATGAGTGTTCCGGTCTGGAAGTTGCGTCGAAACCAGACCACCTGAGGAACGTCTTCGCCCTCCAGGAACTCCGGCTCTAGCGGGCGGCTCTCGATCTTCTCCAGCCTCATCAGGTCCGCCTCGATCTGACGACGCAACCTCTCGCTCCTTGTTCCCATCACAGCTCCCTCTCCTTGATGCCGTCTGTAGTCACGTACTCGTGCTTGCCCCTGCAGGTCTCACCGTGCCTGTGGTGGTGAATGATCGTCGCCTCCGCCGTACGGTTGGCTCGCTGCACGGCTTCGGACCGCATCGCTTCCGCGTTGATCAGACCTCCTGGCGCCACGTAGCTGTTGCGATCATACCTCGTAGTGGTCACGCTGCTACCTCCTGTGCATTGTTGAATCCGTCGCCGAGGATCGTCTTGATCCACGACCACTTGGTCTGAAGCTTCGCACGCCGACCGAGGTCGACCGTGTTGCGTGCCATGATGTCGATGATCTGGACTGTGTCCTTCTGACCATCTCTGTGCAGCCGGTCCTCGCACTGCATGTTCTTGATCGTCCTCCACGAACGATCCAGGAACACCATCGTGTCGGTGGCCCATTGCAGACCGTCGATGCCCTCCGCCATCGCTTCGATCACACCCAAGAACACTCGAGTGTCATCGTTCACGAAGCGATCGATCATCCCGTCCCGCTGACTCTGAGGTGTGTCGCCCGAGAGTGCGAAGCTCGGAATGCCTAGCTGCTCCAGCCGATGCTGTGCTAGGTAGACCATCTTCTTGGAACTCGATGCGACTACGAACTTCTTGTTCGGGTTGTCCTTCAGGAGCTCGACGAGTGCATCCAGCTTGCTCGACGGGTCAGTCAACCCGATCACCCCGCTCTCCAAGACCACAGGGGTCGCGAGAGCCATCTGAGAGAGTCGGGTCAGCTGAGCAACGACGACCGATGCGACGAGCGGTGAGTCCTCGTGCTCTCCAACCCAGGCGACCATCTCTCGACGCATCTGGTCATACACTCGCCGTTGCGTCGGGCTGAGGTCTACCCAGATCGTGTCGTACGTCTTGTCGAGCAGCCACGGCATGACGCCTTCGGGGTGATGCTCGCAACACTGCTCTCGCTTCAGGTGTCGCACGTACCAGGGAGACATCTCGTCCATGAGGTACGGGATGTTCTTGACACCCACGATCTTGGAGTAGCCCTGGCCAGCTCCGTACTGGATCTCCTCGACACAGTAGTGCTTCCGGAACTTCCAGTACGACTTGTAGTACGAAGGCCAGAGCCAGTTGAGAACAGACCAGAGGTTCTGCGGCTGGTCACCCGAAGCGGTGCCTGACATGCCGAGCTTGTGATCGGCCTTCAGTCGCTTCGTTGCTCGGAACACCTGACTCTTGCGGTTCGAGATGCGGTGCACCTCGTCGCCGATGATTGTGCCGAACTCGATCTCCGCCAGCTCAGGCATCAGGCGCAGCGCATCCCAGTGCATGAGGAACACGTCGCCCCTCTTGTGCTTGATGTCACTGACGAACTTGGCGCGGTTCTTCCGATCGATCACAACCACCTCGACCTCAGGTGCCTGCTTGTTGTACTTGTCGACCCAGCTGTCGAAGGTGTTCAGGGGGGCGATGATGAGGGTCGGCTTCTGAGTCGCACTGTTGAACCAGAGCTTGTCCAACTCGATCGCCTCTAGGGTCTTACCTGTTCCCATCTCCGAGCCGATCAGACCTGCCCGCTGCCGAGCGATCTTCTCGACATCGTCCTTCTGGAACGGATAGAGTTCCATGTCACCTCCCTTCTAGAACAATCGCCGGGCGAACTCGATGGGCGATAACCTTCCCACCAGCTGCCTCGAACTCCTTCTGCTTCTTCCGTGCACGTCGCTTGGATCGCTCCGCATCGTCCTTCGTCTCGAACCAGTAGGTGTTGACTACGATCGGACGCTTCGGTGACGGATACTCGAAGACGAGAACCTGAACCCATCCGTTGTTTCTAGGCTCCATCAATCCTCCAGTGGGTAGTCTGTCCAGTCGAGCTCGCCGTCCTCATCGTAGTCCATGCCAATGAGGATGGCGTCGCCGAGGATTGGTTGGCCATGGTGTGGAGTACCGTAGAGCGCCGAGGCGCGATGGTTGTGCGGCAGTAGCTTCCTGATGCCGTCTTCATCGACGATCATGTACAGCGACCCGTCGGGCGGCACCAGCTGCACCTGCTTGTGGTTGAAGGTATACGTCTGCGCGTACCGTCCGAGGCGAACCTGCTCGACGTAGCAGTTACCTCCGAGAGCTTCCTGCACGCTGGTGAGCCTGTCGTGATCAGCAATCTCTCGGAACTCCATCGGCTTCATCAGATCAGCCGGGATGAACTTGACCTTCATGACTAGTCTCCCTCTTCCTGGATGTGGTCTAGGAGGTCTTCCACCTCGTGCAGGTGGTCTGGGTGGCTCTCTGTGCACGGGAGCATCGTCGGATACTTCCCGTTGAGTCCTACCAGGTATGCGAAGTAGCACGCCTGACGAATGCCTTCGCCGGCATCGGGATCGATCACCATGAGCATCCTCAGCGGCGGGTGATCGACCAGTATCTGTTCGAGCAGTCCCTCAGCCAGCTCGCGCATGACTGGACACGCGATGTGCATGTCCATCATCTGTCGAAGAGTCGTCGTTGCCTTGTGTGTAGCAACGACGAGGTCCTCGAAGTCGTCAGCGATGTTCTTCATGTCCTCAGACGTCGGCTCGTAAGGCATTATCGTGCACCCTCTTGCTGTGCGCCTCGCAGCCCCGAAAGCATGTTGGCGAAGTCTGCGCTGGCGCGGTATCCATCCGGCATGCGATCGACGATCTCCCGCTTGTAGCCGTCGAGGATCTCGACCAGGAATCCTAGTTGCTCCTGCGTCATGACGATCGTGTGCGTCACTTCCTTGTGCGTCGTGATCTCCATCATAACTCCTGTTCCTGGATCACGTTTCCGGTTGTCGGGCACGACCAGTTGATCCGCCACCTACCAGATGTGGCTCTCTCGAAGTCAATTCCCATTGACTTGTAGCCGTGTCTCTTGCGACATGCTGCGCACCATACTCCGTCGGGCTTCTCGGCATTCATCGACGGCGGCGTCCATGATGCGCCTTGGAACTTCCGTCGCCGTCGATAGACTCTGGCGTCAGGGTTGTGGATCAACGCCGCCGGCCTTCTCCCTAGCCTTCTTGTCCTGCTCGGCCAGAAACTCGTTGGCGCTAACGACGTCGATCACTTTGCGTCCGCACACACAGGACTCAACCTTGATCCTGCCCGTACGAACGTAGTAGTACAGGAGCTGTGGCTGCTTGCCCTTCGCTCGAGCGTACTCGACAACCGACATCTTGGTACGACCGTCTTCAGCTAGCTCCAGTTGATCCTGTAGCTCGTCCGCGGCAATCTGTGCCATGAGTTCGTCGTGGTTCGACATCGCTCACCTCCTTTCCTCTCCGATCACTTCTATTATATAGCAACCAGATCACCCTCATCAAGAGCTAGGTGAGCGTAGACGTCTTTACTAGAGTCTCCTAGCTTAGACGTCTATTAGACTTGCTTACGATGACTCCTCGTATAAGGTGTTACCGGAAGTCTCTCTCGCAATCTAACCACGGTTCCCTGACCGCAGAGACCACAGGGGCGTTACTTGGAGAACGGGTTGCGAATCTCCGCACCCTTGGTCTGCTCTGCCTCGTACTGTCGCTGGAGGCTCTCCATGATCGTCTTGGCAGCCTCGTCGTGACCCTCGAAGCCGACGTACACCTTGGGCGAGCGAGTGTGGTCCTGCGGCGGTGGGATCGAACCGTCGGGGTTGATCTGCACCATCCAAGGAGTGTCCTCCCACGGGCACATCTTCGTGCGGCATGTGATCTCATGCACGCGTGTCCCCTTCGGAAGCCCTCCGCCTGCTGGCATGTCACGAGTGACCTCACCAGGCTTGCCGCACTTGGGGCAGCACTTGGCTTCTTCGTATGAGCTGACCGACATTACTGCTTCACCTCTTCCGTACCGAAGTGGTCGATGATCTGTGCCATGAAGTCTTCCACGGCGGTCAGTCGATCGTCGTGATCACTGACACGCTGTGCAAGCTGGTCAAGCTTGGATGGCGTTCGCCGGGCAGCCGTGACTGTCTGAGGCGACATGTTCTGGTACAGCTCGACAGTGGGCTCTCGGAGGAGCAGCCACTGACTGAGTGCCTGACCGCCTCCACGTCGAAGCTGCTTGACGCACCCCATTGCCTTGAGTGCACGAGTCACCGAGGTGTAGTAGGGTACGGACAGGTGAAGCTCCTGTGTCACCAGACTCGTCAGAGCTCCCTCGTAGACGACCATGTCGCCCTCTTGGGACTGCTCCTCTTCGTCCTCTACCTCAACGGCACGGACGAGCTTCGCCTGAGCAAGCATCCGCTCATAGACGGAAACGCAGTGGAAGAAGATCGCCGGCGGGACGTACTCCTTCTCAGGCGCCGGTGCTTCGGCTGTGTCAGTCACTTCAGTTTGCCCTTCACTTTCTTGAGTACTCGGCAGTCATCGTCGTAACCTGACATCAGGTCCAACAAGCGATCAGCTGTGTCGATTGTTGGATCCAGCGTCGTCTCTGACTTGGCTACTAAGATTCCTTCGGTGTGCAGGTCGATCACGTCTGCCAACAGGCTACGTTCCTGCTTGTTCAGCCATACTAGCACCTCACACCCCTTGTTGTTATTATAGCGTAGTCACTCTCGGGAACACAACGTGTCAGTTCGGAGGCCCGGGGACCGCTCAAGCTAAGTGACAGGCTGTCTATCACTCGGCGAACTGCATCCCCGGGCCTCCTCTTCCCAGGCCCCGACGTGACCCTGGGAAGTTCTGTGCGAGTGAGACCTAGCTCACTCAGCTTCCTGCACGGGCTCCGACGTCTCGCCGGCGCTCGCGTTCTCTGCCGTTGCAGCCTTCTCGGCCTTCTTGGCAGCCTTCGCAGCGGCGTTCTGCTTCCGCTGAGCGGTGCGCTCGTTCTTCCGAGTCCACCATGCGACGCCGGCCTCGATCTCGACCGCCTGACGCTGCTTGCCGATCGAGTCCTCGACCGACTGCATCGGGAACGGGTCGTCCTTCGGAGCGTTCTTGATGTAGCTGTACACCATCTGGGGCTTGACCTCGACGGTCTCACCCTCGCGGTTGGTGTGCAGCTTCCGCTCGCTCAGGATCTTCGCCAGACCCACGGGCGTCACGAAGCCCTCGGGCAGGTCACCACGCGACGGCTCCTTCTTCGCCTTCGCCGGCTTCTCGGCCGACTCGGTCTCCTGCGACTCAGTGACGTCCTCAACACCATCGGTGTCGACGTCGACGTCGGTCGTGTCACTACGACGTGCCATGATCTTTCTCCCTCTGCCACTCTGCGGTGGCCCCTTGATCGTCCGCCTCCCTCTGAGACGGATCTGCACACCAGCTCGTTCGCACATCTGCACTCACTTGCTGATGTTTCTAGTATAGCGCAACCAAGTGGAACCTTCAACGTGTGACATCGTCTAGTTTCTGTTACTTGTCACACGTTCTTTCCGGTTACACTACACGCGTGCCGGCTCAGGACTCGAACCTGAGTGTGTGCCTCTCCGGCTGTCGGACTATCCCACTGGCTGCATGCTCACCAGGCCGATGACCAGCAAGACCATCGCGAGCAGTACAGCCGCCAGCAGTACTCGTCCCATGTCATCCTCCAGCGGCGTCGATCTCCTGTCGTACCTTCTGCACCCATGTGCTCAGCTTGGGGTTGATGACCAGCTCAGGCCTGTCGTTGAAGACCGGCTCGTCGCACTCGCTGCAGCACAGGATGGTCTTCTGCTTCGTACGTCCGTAGGCCAGCGTGAACAGACTCACGACGTGACCTGTCCGCACAGCGTGCTCGATCATCGTGTCGGCAATCTCTGAGCGTTCGATGAACGCGTCGAGTGCCGCCTCTCTCAGTTCATCAGCCATGGTGTCTCCTCGTCGTTGTCCATCACGTGTCCGCCAGCCTCCCACGCACTCAGTCGGTCAGTGCGCTTCTTCACTGTCCGATAGAGTGGGTACGCAGCCAGCATCAGGATCGGTACGCCTAGCGGAGAACCGATCACAGACGCCACCAGCGCTAGGCCAGCTGGTGCGATGACGATCCCCCACGCTAGCGCGAAGCCGCACTTGAGTGCGAACTTGAACGTCTCACCTCGAGCGCGTGGGTCAGTCGTCGGGCTGGCAGTAGTAGATCCCTGCCTCGTGATCACATAGCCCATGTCCTTCGAGCCATGCCTTCTCCACCGAAGCCTTGATCTCCTCGTCAGTCCCATAGCGCTCCCCGTTGCAGTCCCCTGCTTCATGGCCGCAGCACGGCCAGTCTTCACACCTCTGCATCTTGTGCCTCCTTCGGGTACACCAGCTGCAGTCGTTCGTAGTCCATCACAGGCCTGGCTCCCCACTTGCCTAGCTCGTGTACGATAACCTGCGTGTTCGTCATGATGTGCCGTACCTCGTAACCTCGAGACACCAGCTCATTCGACAACAGCAGTCGGTGGCATCTCCACGGTACAGCCTCTGCGCACATGTACGCCACGTTGTCACGGTTGGCCATCTCGAGCAGGTCTCCTACACCCTCCTCGAACGCAGGCGTCAACGTGTAGTCGGCGTAGTTGTGCATGCCCTGGTGTCGCCAGCCGCCGTTAACGGCCGGGTCAACAGGTTGCTTTGGTTGCCAACCTCCCAGCTTCGGCATGTGCAGGTACTCCACACTTGCCTCAGCCAGCCACTCCCGCATGTTGTCCTGGTTGTGCTGCGGGTTGTGTCTGCTGTACGGCCACTTGCCTCGGACGTCGATCAGTACGTTGATCTCCCACGAATGCAGCAGGCCAACGAACTCCTCTTCCGTCCTCGTCGAGTGGCCGATGGTGTGTAGTATCATCACTCGTCGTCCTCATCGTGCGTGTGTGGCTCTGTGTGACCGCAAGGTCCCATGTGAGGCCACTTCGGAAACCGCTTGATGTCGAAGACGGGATACTGACAAACGTTTCCAGCCTCGTTGCGCATCACACTCGCACCTTCACGAAGCCTCCGACGTCGTAGCAGTCGGTGTCGTTGACGTGAATGTTGCGGCAGCCGCGAACGTCGTACTCGATCTTCTTGACCTCGTGGCTCTTGATGGCCTTGCCAGTCCTCGCGTTCACGGCCGTCACGATCTGGTGGCCGCGTGCCAGCTGCCGGTTCGGGATCTCGATCCAGTTGCTGACTAGGATGGTTTCTGCGCTGACCGCGGCTTCCTGCTCACTGTCGCGCCTCTGCTTCTTGGCCATGTCACTCTCCCTGTGTCGTTGTGTTGTGCTGATCGCACAATCGGGGCTACGCCTGCTTCAGGCAACCGTAGCCCCTCCTTGCATGATCAGTACGTGAAGGTCTCGTTCTCGATGCCCGTCACCAGCTGCTCGAGGTCCGCGTCGCTGAGCTCCGAGATCTCGTCCTTCAGCTTGGTCATGGGCTCGTTGCCGATGCGGAAGTGCTTCAGGACCTTGCCGGTCCCCTTGCGCACGACGCCGTCACTGGCCATTGTCTCTCCTTGTGTTGTGGTGTTGTAAGGCGATCTGAGTCATCTTGACCGAGTGCAGCCAATCAGCCCGCTGCAATAACTCAGATTCTTACGTGGCTGTCCACGCCTTGTTGCGACTGCGTGCACCTGTACGGATTCGAACCGCACTCGCAGCCTACGTGGTGCTGCTTTCCTGGTGGGGCCAATATCGCCACGCGTGTTAGGTCCCAGGTGCTGTTGTGGCTGTGCTGCTCTAGGCCTCGGCGCCCTCGAGCTCAGCGGCGACCTTCTCGGCCGCCTTGGTCTCCCGCTCCACCTTGCGGGCGGTGTAGCCCTGCGCGAACGTGTTCGCCTCGTCGAGCCGGATGACCTTCTTCTGTGTGCTGTTGGTGCCGATCGCACCCTCGACCTCGCTGAACTTGCCCTTGCGCAGGTAGTTGTAGATCATCTGCGGGCGCACACCCAGCAGCTGGGCGAGCACGATCGGGTTCACGACGCCCTCGGCAGCCTGCTCGTTGAATCGGTCCTGCACCTTCTTCGGTGCGCTTCCGGCCAGCGCCTCGAGGGTGCTCTGTGCTGTCTGGTTCTTGCTCATGGTGTCCTCCTCGGACGGGGCTGCAGGAACGGTACACACTTGTGTGCTGTACGCCATCGCTCCTGCTTGCTCATGTTTCTATTATATCGCGGCCCCAGCGAACTCTTCAAGCCCTGTACCTCAAGCAATTTCTCGTGCCCGAGGGACTTGAAGAGGACGCAAGCGTCACGAGCTGCTCAGGCCATTCCGTCAGGGTTCACGGTCCAGTCGACCAACCACTGGTCGTACATCGACAGCGTACCCTGCAGCAGGCCCCAACCCTTGAGGTGGCACTCCAGTGCCAGTTCGTACGCCTCACCAGACAGTTCCTCTTCGAACTTGGCCAACTCGGCATCGCTCGGCTCACGCGGGTCCTCACCCGTGAACCTGATGTTGTGCAGGTTCACCGTGTACTTCAGTGTCACCTCGAGCTCCATGTCAGCACTCCTTGAAGTCGGCCGGGTCGTATCCGGCGTCGGTGTTGCTGTAGTCGTACGAGCTCCCCAAGAGGTCGCACTTCAGCGACGTCAGGATCTGAGCGTCCGTACGCCCGTCGGCCTTCGAGCCGATCCAGCATGCCATGTCCTCGAGGCACCAAGCCGGCGCCTCTTCGTTGTAGTACGGCAACAGCTTCTTCAAGGACATCGTCCGCGTCACCGTCTTCGTCTTCGTGACCGGAACCTTGCGAGTGACTGTGACCGTACGCGTCACCGTACGGGTCACCGTCGGCGCCTTGATCGTGCGAACGGGCGCAGGCAGCGTCAGCACCGAACGAACGGTGGGTGCCGTCGTCGGCGTGCCGAAGGTGGTGGATGGTGTAGCCTCAGTGGCCGGAGCCAGCTGAGCTACGATCCGGTTGCTCTTCTCGAGCTGGTGTTGCTGGGCATTAATGACGAATGCCGCACCGGCAACCGACCCGGCTCCCGCAGTCGCAAAGACCACAGTGGCGGTGACGATCCTGCCTCGCGTGGTCAGCCGAAGCCGCCTCGCGCCCGAAGGTGTGCGTTGTAGCATACCCTCCGTCGGTGGGATGTAGTCGTTGTAGTTCCTCATGCTGTGTCCTCCGTTTCATCTGGCTGATGTTTCTATTATATAGCGGACATCGCGGCCCACTCAAGACGTAGGCACCAAAGGTGGAAACCCTTCATAATGTACCACGGTGGCGCCTAGCGGGCCAATTGGACGTGGACCGGACTGTTGAGGAAATTGAGGATATAGGTAATTGATGATTATGTAATACGTGTTATATGTTAGATAGTTCACTTACCCCTAAATCTCTAAGAGCCTCAATTGCCTCAATTGGGGATATACTAGACTCAATTTTGCTTTAGGAACCGTATGCAAGTGTGTTACAACGGATACTCGAGTCTACGGGAGACATGAGATCCGAACGCTGAAATACTGCCACAAACCTTGGGCGGCCCCTGTGGCCTGTTGTTGCACAGGGGCCGCTTCCGAATGAACCCCAACCCTCAACGAGCACCTGAGGGTCAGCGGTCAGAACTGGACCACGGCGTACTCGGTGACGGCGTCCGGCTTCAGGAATGGGCAGTACACGGTGGACACTGCCGTCACGTTCAGTTCGGACATCTCGACCACGTAATCGATGGCCTGCCCGATGGTGGTGCTGAGCCCCAGATCCACGAAGCAGGTCTGGTTGTGACCCTCAAGGTCTGCGATCGCTACCTTCCACATGTTACTGACCTCTCTGAGCGCCCGACGACCTCTGGTCGTTCGGGGAACGGAACGGGACTCCGTCGGAATCGAACCCCGTCTGGCGTGGAACGGTCATGCACAGGTTCCGGAAGACCCCCTCGGGACCCTCCATATAGGACCTGACGTACCCCAGACCCCCGGCCCTCTGCTGGGCCTGCTGGGTCTGCCATTGCTTCCGGCCCGTACGACCGGACCGGTTCTTGTTGGCCCGCTTGGACGGGGTGGTCCCGTCCCTCATAAGCCGGCGGACGGCATCCTCCATGGACTCCACGGGGGCCTCCTTTCTAGGGGGGGGGGGCTGAAAGGGTAGGGCAGGATACCTCCGGGGGGAGGTACCCCACCCCACCCCCTCAGGCCTCGGCGGTGACGGGGGTGGTGTGCTTGGCGATGTACTTCTCGGCCCACACGGCCAGGTCCTTCGGGTCGATCCGACCGTCGGTGGACGGGATGTACCCCTTCTTGACGTACGTGTAGAACATCTGGGGCGGAAGGGTCTTCTCCACCCCGGCCTCGGCCAGAAGGGTGTTCACGATCTTGGCAGCCGCGTACGGTGTGAGCATGGCAGAGTCCTTGTCTTTGAGGTGGTGCTGGTTGGTGTTGCTCTTATAACTATATTATACCAACAAGCAGCGGGGGGCAAAACCGGCCCTGGGGTATACACAGGATGATCAGGTTTGCATGTGTTACCGGGATATCACGGGAGTGGTAGCCGGAGTACGGGTACTGCGATGACCTGTACCAAGTGTTACCGTTCTATCGTGGTGAGAGAGTGACCATAGCGGAGACCTTATATACTAGGAGAGGTACAGCACAAGTGGACGCGAAGGGTCAGGTGTACGCGATGGCACTGCCCGCATCACTCTCTACACTCACGGTGAAGGGCACCTACGTCGACTTGTCGGGTGCTCCTATCACCCAAGGGACTGTGAGCTTCTCGCCACCGCAGGGTGCGTTCCTCAAGGCGACCGATGTCGACGTCATTATCGTGCCGAAGACGCTAGTAGCATCGCTTGACCAGAACGGGCAGTTCACGATGGTGCTGCCTGTCACCGACGACCCCGACGTGGTGCCTTCGTTCACGTACCAGGTCGACGAAGCACTCGGAACCTTGAAGCGCACGTACAACGTCGAGATTCCTTCAGCTTTGCTTCCCGGCCCTGTGGACTTGTCGGACCTAGCCCCGGTTGGGACAGTCACAGTAGGCACAACCGCTCTCACAAAGTCGTTGGCCGACCAGCTCTACGAACCGTTGGGTGGGGGTGCGGTCGCGTCGGTCAACCAGATCCTGCCTGATACGAATGGCGACATCACGCTGACGGCTGAGGATGTGAATGCTGACGTCGCGGGCACTGCGGCTGCTGCGCAGGCATACGCGATTGACAGGACGCACCACACGGGCGTTCAGCCTTCGTCGACCATCAGTGACTTCACCGAGGCTGCGCAGGATGCAATCGCTGCGCTGCTACAAGGTGCGAACGGCCTCACGCTGTCGTACGATGACACAGCCAACACGCTGACGATTACGGGCGCCAGCAACGTAGACCCTGAAGCTGTCCGTGACATCATGGGCATCGCGATGGTCGGTGCTGGCCTGATCAACATTGCTGTGAACGATGCAGCAGACACGATCACGATTAGTACAACCGCGACGCAGAACAGTACCGACGCCGCGCTGCGAGATCGTGCAACGCACACAGGCTTCCAGGAAATCTCGACGGTTACTGGTTTGCAGACTGCGCTGGATGGTAAGGAGCCGACGTACGTGAGGTACGCAACCATGACAGATGCAACGACTGCTAAGAATGCCGGGCAGATTGTCAATGGGCAGGACTTCTTGATCGTGGATCCGACGTCATGACTCGCGCATACTGGTACGACGCTGCAGCGCAGCTCTTCTACCCGATCAACGGCGGTCCGCCGATCGATGTCAGTGGGGTTGCTCCTGCTGGCTACATACCCTTGGATGCGACTAACACTGGTGTGCCTGCTGGGACGACATTGACGCCTTTGTATGGTGACCAGGTCATTACGGTGGATGGGACGGTGCTGGAGAATCGGGACATCTTCGGCTTCGTCGACGTACGTGCGAGGGATGTTCAGATTCTAACGTCTCGTGTACGTGGGAGTTCTGGAGGCACTGGAAACACAGGACTCATTGCGGCATACAATGCTGCATGCGTGAACCTACTCGTCGATCACTGCGATCTTATCCCCGACTATCCGTCGTACTGGCTGGATGGGATTCTCGGTGACAATTACACTGCTAGATGGTGTAACGTACGCAATGTCGTCGACGGCTTCGGGATCAACGGCACCGGCACGCTCAACACTGCTGCATACCACAATTGGATCCACGACCTCGCGTGGTTCAGCCCCGACCCGAACCACTCCGACAACCACACCCACAATGACTGCATCCAGATTTTTGGTGGCTCTGGTGCGATCGTTGTCGCTAACAGGCTTGACTGCTTTACCTCCACCACGGTCGGGACGCTCAACAACCCGAACACGCAGGGCAACGCCGCTATCCAGCTCAACCAGGGTACAGCACCTCTTACTGGCTTGTGGGTTACCGACAACCTGTGCGATGGCGGCGGGGTGACCATCAACGGGCTTGGGGTCAGCGGTGATATCGGAACCATCATGCGTAACCTGTTTGGTCACGGCTCTTACTACGGGGAGCCCATTGCATTTGCATCTGCGGTTGTGTGCGACACGGGTTCTGGTGCAGACCTGAACGTGTATAGCGACACCGGTAACCCTGTCACGATCACGCGAGTCTGAGAGGCGAGTGATGGCAGCAACACTTCAGCAGCACTTCAACGGTGGAGCGGATGGAACCGCCTTCACTGCTGCGAACTCAGACGATGATGGCTCGTCTCCATGCTTCCTGATCATTGGTGCTGGCACAGCCACCTATCAGGCGTCCGGCGCCAAGATGGGTTTGTGCCTCAGGGTCGTCAACGCTAATGGTGGCGCTGCTACGATTACCGGTTGGGACAGCTCGTTCACAGGCACCACATTCACTGCGCGCGGCTACATCACGTTCAATACGGACACTAGCGCCGTTGGTCTATCGCCTGTGCAGGTACGTACTGCGGGTGGTAGCATCGGCGGTCTTCAGTACAACACCGGACGCTCGTTGCAGGCTGTGTACGGCGCAAGCGGTAGTGCCCTTCCTGGAAGTGCTTACGTCGTCACTCTTGGAGCTCGGTACCGGTTCGAGCTCGTCATCACACCGGGCACCACAGCCACGTCCGGCTCCTTCCGGTACATGCTCTACGCCGACGATGCAACGACGGCGCTGATCGATGTGACCGTCACAGGCAAGGACCTTCGCTCCCAGCCCGTCTCGTCGTTCCGGTGGGGCAAGACCGGCACCGCTGGCGATGCGGACATCCTGTTCGAGGAGTTCATTGCTTCCGACGAGCACCCTGCACCGTTTGGTCCAGTGGTGCAAGCGTTCGCTGCTTCCTGGGAGATTGCGCCTATCGATGGTGGAGCGCCACTAACAGTGACTGGCACCGTTACCGCTAGTGGTGGAGTGCCGCCCTACACCTACACGTGGGACTGGGGAGACGGCAGCGGAGCGTACGTCGGTACGGCATCGGAGACGCACACGTACGCGGACGAGGGTAACTACAACGCCACCTGTAGTGTGAAGGATGCGACATGACAGCAGCTATCGTTCTGACCCAAGCGATCACGGTTACGGCTCCCGTCAACCCGCCAATCGTGCTGTCGCAGACCATCACTGTTACCGCACCGGCTCCGTCACGCCTGTACTTCAACAACAACGGGACGATCACACCTGAGTTCCTTGCAACGCTTTCGGGCGACACCATCGAGCTTCTCTAGGCCGAGATACCGTTATATCCCGCAGCTCGGTGGACTAGTGTTCTTACCGTGTAATATAGGAGGTGAGGAGGTAGACATGAATGACAACGATGAGAACAAATGGGTTGACGACGAAGAGCTGTCTGCGCTGACAATGGAGCGCGCAGTGAATCCTGACGAGTCGAGCGAGGATCAGGCTCGGCGCCTTCTGAAGGAGAACGTTGCGTCTGCGGTGCTTGGTGTCGTTCACACCTCCATGCACGGTAGCTCCGACCGCATTCGGCTGGATGCTCAGAAGTACATCATCGATCGCGTCCTCGGCAAGATCGGTGAGGACATCAACGGTGGCGGCAACGACCCGCTGGAGCGCTTCCTGCAGGGTGTTGAGGCCATGGCGAACAAGGGAGCATCCGATGCCTCTGAGTGACATCCGCTCGACGGTGTCGTCAAAGGGTGCCAAGCACTCGACGTCCGGTCGGCGCACAGTCATCTACCGTGATGGTGCTGGCCGGACTCGATTGGCGCTCGTCATGGGCGTTGGCACCACGAGTGGCCTGAAGCTCGCGATCGGCTCTGAGAGCGGTCGCATCGTTGACAACGTGGCGAAGGCTACTACGTCCAAGAGCACCAACGCCTACATCGCTCGCTGACATGGTTAGCAAGAGCGACTTCTTCGCAACTGTTGGGTACGAGCCGCATCCGCAGCAGTGGCTCTACCACAACAGCAATGCCCGTTTCCGTGTTCCCACTTGCGGACGGCGCTTCGGGAAGTCGACAATGGCTGGCCGCGATCTCGAGCCGAGGCTGTTCGAGCCGAAGAAGAGGTTCTGGATCGTCGGTCCTACCTACGACTTGGGCGAGAAGGAGTTCCGCGTCATCTGGGACGACCTGATCGTGGGTCAGCAGCTCGGCAAGGATAAGCGAGTCAAGAAGGCGTACAACAAGCGCTCGGGTGAGATGTACATCGAGTTCCCGTGGCAGACTCGCTTGGAGGTGCGTTCAGCAGATCATCCAGAGAACCTTGTCGGTGACGCGCTCGACTGGGTGGTCATGTCTGAGGCTGCCAAGCACAAGGAAGAGACCTGGGAGCGCTTCATTCGTCCTGCACTTGCTGACAAGCGAGGCGGCGCAGACTTCCCCACAACGCCTGAGGGCTTCAACTGGCTCTACCAGTTGTGGATGCTGGGAAAGGATCAGGATGTACCGGAGTACGAGTCTTGGCGCTTTCCTAGTTGGGCTAACAGTGTCGTATATCCTGACGGTGAGAATGATGCGGAGATCCAGCTTCTGAAGCGGACCATGCTGCAGGAGCGGTTCGATCAGGAGATCGCTGCAGACTTCAGTTCGTTCGTCGGAAAGATTTACCCCGAGTGGAATGACGATGTTCACGTCGAGAACGTTCACTTCCACCCTGAGTGGCCGAACTACATCACCTTCGACTGGGGCTACACCAACCCGTTGGCGGCGATCGAGTTTCAGGTGAGTCCTTCTGACGAGGTGTACATCTGGCGTGAGCACTACAAGGCATACGCTACGCTGCACGAGCACATCGACATGTTGAAGCGGCGTGAGCAGCCTGATGGGTACCACCTCGACATGGCATTCGGCGATGCTGCCGACCCTGAAGCTGTTCAGACAGTGTCGCAGTACCTGGTCGGCTGTGTCGGTGATCCGAAGGCTAAGGAGAACTGGCGTCAGGGCATCGACCTCGTTCGCTCGTTCATGAAGCCGATTCAGATCGGCATCCTCGACGAGTACGGCACGCCGCTCGAGCGAGTTCGCTTGCACGTCGACATCAAGTGCAAGAACACTATCCACGAGTTCAACAACTACAGGGCGCCTGATAGCGTCAAGGGCAAGAACGTCCAGGAGATCGGCTTGAGGCAGGACGATCACGCTCTTGACGCCATTCGCTATGGGCTGGTACACGTCTTCCAGTTGGGTGCGGTATACCACCTGGCTGATGTGTACGCAGGTCAGAACGTCGCACAGGCACCTGAGTTGGTAACGAGCGGAGCAAGTACATTCGACTTCGGAGCTGCTGGTGATGGTGGCTTCTTCACTAGTACAGGAGGTGCATTCTAGTGAGTCTCCTGGACGTCTTCCGTCGCCCCAAGAAGCCCGACACTTCGACGAGTGACACGCTTGCAGGGATCCTCGCTACGCACGATCTCGTTGAGGTCGTCCCCAACAACGGTGATCCGTTCGTCATCGTGGCCGAGCGCACGCATCAGCTGACCGAAGACCCTACAGGCGTCCAGCTAGCGATGGGTCAGAACGTCAGTCAGCTTCCTGTCGACGTTGCCACCGTCGAGCTGGGTACCTCTTCGCCGTCGCCGTTCACTGGCTACATGCGGACGGAGTACAACGCAGAGCTGCGCGGCAGGCTTGGTCTGCAGAAGTACGACATGATGCGTCGCGGCGATGGTACCGTTCGCGGTACGCTTCGCCTGATCAAGACGCCTGTGCTTGCAGGTCGCTGGTTCGTGGAGCCTGCCTCCGACAGTGTCCGGAATGTCAACGCCGCCGACTTCGCGCAGAAGTGTCTGTTCGACTACATGAGCAGCTCTTGGCCTCAGCTGCTGACTGAGGCACTGCTGATGTGCGACTTCGGCTACTACATGTTCGAGAAGGTCTGGGAAGAGCGAGTCATCGACGGCAAGAACCGCATGGTGCTCAAGAAGCTCGCTCCTCGTCACCCGATGGATGTCAAGCGCTGGATCCTTGACGCTCATGGTGGTCCTGCCGCTGTGGTGATGGATGACCCTGACTACTTGACCTACCCCGAGGGCGTTCTCATTCCGATCGAGAAGCTGCTGGTGTTCTCGTTCGACAAGGAAGGCGGGAACATGGAGGGCATCTCCGTCCTCCGTTCTGCCTACAAGCACTGGTACTACAAGGACCAGCTGTACAAGATCGACGCCATCCAGAAGGAGCGGCACGGTATCGGTATCCCGATCATCAAGCTGCCGCCGGGCTTCACACCGAGCGACAAGGCTATCGCTGAGAACCTCGGACGCAACCTTCGCACGAACGAGCGTGCGCATGTTGTGCTGCCTCCTAACTGGGACATCCTCTTCGCCAAGCTCGAGGGTCACCCTGTCGATGCACTCAAGTCGATCGATCACCACGACAAGGAGATCGAGAAGAACGTGCTGGCAGCGTTCATGGATGGCAACGCCAAGGACGAAGACCAGGTCATGTTCCTGAAGGCGACAAGGTTTATTGCCGACATCGTCTGCGACGTGTTCAATTCCTACCTCATGCCTCAGCTGATCGACTACAACTTCGACCGCGTGGACATGCCTAAGCTACGGGTTCGCCGCATCGGTGAGTCGGCAGATTGGCGTACGCTTTCGTTCGCTGTGCGCAACCTCATTGGTGCGAATGTCATTCGTCCCGACGACAAGCTCGAGGATCACCTGCGCGAGGAGCTCGACCTGCCTCGTGCTGATCCTGAGACGGCACGCATGGTCAAGACGCCTCAGAGTCCGGGCGGCAATCAGCCGCCGCAGGGTACTCCTACGGGTAAGCAGAACGGTCAGACTGCTGGGATGCCAAGGCAGAGTACGACTCCGCCTGTTGGAACTCCTGCTAAGAATGCAGGTACTGACCGTTCTGGAGGCTGACAATGGAGTCCGTTAATGCTCTAGTTGCAATTATTGGTGGCTTGTTAGCTCTGATCGTGGCTGTGGCTGCAGCGGTAGCTATGGCGCGTGCAAGCTTTGCCAAGGCGCAGATCGAAGCCCTTCGGGGTGATCGTGACGACTTGACAGCACGTGTGCAGATGTTGGAATCAGAGAACTTGCGCGTCAGCCAAGCATTGCAGGTTGAGCAGCAGGCGCGCAAGGTTCTCGAGCGAGTTGTCACAGGCAAGGAACAGCTTGATCATCTTCAGGCTACTCTAGACACTTTCGTCACAGCCAACAAGACCTGGCGGGATGAGCAGCGTACACTGGGGCTCGACATTCTAGCTTTGCTGGGCGGCCAGCGTGATGGAGAGGTTCGATCGTCATGACGCACAATTCGGTTGACAGGGTAGTTCTGGCTCGACAGAACAGGTACCAGGCGCTACTGGTCACACTAGTGGTGCTGCTTGCAATCGCTGTCTCTGGATCGCTCATCGTTCTGTTCCTGCAGAACAACAAGCTGTCAGACCTCGCGCGCTCTAACCAGAACGACTCCAGGCTCCTCATCGAATGTACCACGCCTCCTGAGTTGCGCGACCCACCTGTGGTCATTGATCCGGAGAAGTCCGCGCTTGACTGCTATACTCGAACTCGTGCTGAGACCGGTCAGGTCGTGAAGAACGTCCGCTCGATCTCCATTGCAGCTGCCGCCTGTGGCTCAGCCTACCCTGGCGATGTCAAGGCAACCGAGGCTTGCGTGAACAAGACACTCGGTGACAAGTAACTGTTATATACGGAAACGAGTACTTCCGACGCGGGTTACACTACTATAAGAGGAGGAGGAGGTGCGAGATGGTAATGAAGGCCGGGTACTGGGTCGACCTGCAGTCAGTGAAGCTTGACGACTCGATGAGCACCTGGATCCAGGCCATGCCGCTGGGCGAGTATGAGCACCCAGT